CTGTGTAGGCTTCTAATCTCCTCTGTAAGCTCTTTTAAGTTAGAAGCCTTACTGTTGAGGGTTGCTTTGCGGACAAATCCTTTTAGAGCTTGTTCTACGTTGGGGTAATACCCTACATCCTTGTAGTCGAACTCACCAGTTTTGTTACGTTGTTTATCTTCTTTCTCGTATTTCTCTTGGAGAATCACATTGTATTTATCGCTAACTAATTTGTAACTTTCATTGATTTGTATATTCATTTGACTTCTCCTCCTTAGTAATACCTCGGTCATACCGTTAGGTAAAAAAATAAAAACTCCGTTGTTTTGCTGTTGAGTTAATCTTACCATAGTCATACCGAGATAGCAAGCTATTTATTAAGTTCTTCGTAGTATGGTGAAAACTCCCCGAAATATTTAACGTGACCACGTTTATAGGCTTCATGCGCTTCCTCTGCTGTATTAAATAACCCCAAATAGTTTTGTACTCTGTTGTATTTAACTTGAGCTTGATACTTCTTTGCTCTCTTATTGTAGTAGTATCCTTTGTATTTTACGTTAGCCGTGTTTTGTTGTTCTGACTCGTAGTATCTTAGGTTAGATCTCCTGTTATCTAACTTATCTCTGTTGATATGATCTATTTTAGTGCCATCAGGAGCATTCATTATATACCTGTGAAGTGATATTTCTTTTCCATTTACACTTATATAAGCGTACCCTTTTCGTAGCCATACCTTACCTTTATGTTCGAAGTCGGTATCAACTGTGGTTAAATATCGTTCTCCCTTGCTAATAATCTCTATAGTTTTCATTTCTCTTGGTCAACTCCCCACTTGTCAAGCCATTCCCACGGAGCTAGCTTGTTTTTAAATACTTCGTCAAGCTCTGATTGGCAGCATTCATCAGCATCACGACCTTCTGGGTAGTCTAAGATGTAAACTTCGAATTTATTCTTTAGTAGTTTCATAGCTTTCCTGGCCCCGTTGCGACCTGCACGATCAGCATCAAAGGCAATATACACAGTAGTTACTCCTGCTCGGAATAGCTGTTCGATATGCTCCTCTGTGATAAAGACTCCAATGGGACAACAAGTGAATTTGTAACCACATTCCCACCACTTAGCACTATCCATAATCCCCTCATTGATTATCACTGAGTTAGATGCTTCTCTGACGTACTCTATGTTTCTACCTAATCCTGTTAAAAACCACCCCGTGTGTAATGCTCTAGGTCTGTGGAAGTATTTACTCTCCTGAGTTTCTAACATTGCTCGACCTGTCATTCCAACCAAGCGATTCTCCACGTCTTCTAAAGGTATAACTATCCTATCGACTAAATCCCCTGAGGTGCAGCGCTGGAGTCCCCAGTGAGCTATTGTCTCAGGAGAATATCCTCTGTACTTTGTGACTGGCTCAAAGGTCATCCCCTTAGGCTCCCAGCTCGGTAGTTCCTTCTTGTTAGCTTTCTTCATCATGAGTTCGATAAACTTTTTAGCTTCGTCTCGGAAGTAATTCTCGTCTATCTCTTCTGTAGACCAGTCTATGTCGGTTATACCTTGCAGGTTAGCTAGCCATTTGACAGCATCTTTAAAGCCTATCTCCTCAACACCCATGATTACATCGAAGATATCTCCTCCATTCATACAACCTGTATGGCAGTAATAAATCCCTGTGTGCTTATTTATAGAGAAAGCTGTATCGTTGTCACCTCCGTGGATAGCACAACAAGCTTTGATCTCCGATCCTACACTTTTGATACCACTAAAGTTCAACTCCTCGAGAACGGCCCGTACATTCATCTTGTCGGTTAGCTTCTTGACGATACTCACTTGTCTTCCCCCTTGTGCTTTCCTAATCCCCAGGCTACTAGGATAGGCCCCCAAAATAGAATTATGACTACGGTAATACCAAGTTGTACAGCTAAAGAGTTAGTCAAGTTAGGATCGTTCTCCAATTGCTTGTCTATCTCACCGGATAACTTGCAGATTAAAGCCCAGAGAGCACCGACTAGTAGGTATATCATGAAAGCTGTCATTAAATCATCTCCTTAGCTTCTCTAATTGCATAATACAATGTGTCAGGAGCGTACTCTTGTCTGTCTAGGTTTGCGTATATTTCGTTCTCTGTGTAGTACTTTAGCATCCTAGAAATATCAAACACCAAAGTCTCATACCATACAGTTGTATTTTTATCTAGTGCTTGTTTCTTGAAGTCAACCCATAAAGTTTCTTTCTCCATTAGACCATCTCCATTCGCCAGTTTTTAGAATCAGTCTTGATAGGACACCAATCTAACTCGCTTCCCATCCGTTGGGCCATTATCTTGAAATGCCTAGAACACCCAGTAATCGCATACTCCTCTTCAGTTGACTTTCTCATCATGCATACTCGGTTGGCTAAGAATAGGATTCTATCTGAGCCAGCTATCATTCCCTCGTCCATGTCTTCTTTCCCTACAGCTGATCTGTTGAGCTGAACCGCTGAGATAATCGGTACTTTTAACTCACCAGCAATATCTTTCAGTGAGCTAGTAAGGTATCCTAGAGCTTGATGCTCTTTGTCTCCTAGACTACTATCTGAGCTAGGTAGTTTGATGTAGTCGAATACAACGAGCTTGACACCATGTTCCACTTGGTATTTACGCACCAGAGCTTTAATCTTCTCAGGTGTAAAGTTAGGAAGGTAAACATGATAGAATGGAGCCTCCTTTAATTTATGGTTAGCTGCCTGTATAGTTTTAATCTTCTCCTTAGCTGTACCTGCCTCGGTGTCTACTCCAAAACGACCTGTACGGATTTCCTCGTGAGGTACTCCAGAGATAATACTAAGTAGCTTGTCTTCCTGCTCGTAGTCATACATTTCTGTGTCGATATACAGAGTAGGAACACCGTCTTCTATACAGATTTTGTTACACCAGTTTAGTAACACAGTAGACTTACCTACTTTAGATCTGGCTCCTACGATAGTTAACTCTCCATCGATTAACCCCAGAGTAGCTAAGTCGAATAGTTTCCATCCAGTTTTAAGCCCGATGACATCCTGTGGAGTTAACAACCTTTGTTTCAATCTGTCAGCTGTATTCTCCCCTAGCTTGGTTACCCCAGTAGCAACCTGATATTCTATGCTGATATCCCTAAAGTCATTCTCCACAGCACTAAGCACCGAGTTAATATCTGAGTCGGAATCCTTCTCCACTCGAGACATAACCTTCTGAGCCTGCTCATAGATTGACCTACGAGCTGCTGCTTGCTTGATATTGTCGATAAACATTTGAGTGTTGCCTACGTAGGGTGTCAATTTAGCGGACTCTATATAGGTTAAACCACCCATCTCCTCGATAGCTTTGTTAGCTTTCTCATCAGTAAACACTTGAGTAATACTGATAGGGTCTGGCTCGTTGCCTTGCTCTATGAGGTAGGACATAGCCATGTAGATATACTTGTGAGCATCTACTGCGAAGTGTTCCGGCTTGAGTCCTGAGCCACTAGCGAGCATTAACTGATCAGGTTTATTTAAACAGATCCCGATTAATGCTCGCTCCGAACCAGCTCGGTGAATCCTTTCTTTGGAGCTTATTTTTTGAGTCGTACTCACGGTTCCTTTCCCCCTTTTGTGCTTCCAGTCTGTCGTGTACCTTCTTGGCTTTTCTCACCTTCTCTAAGGTGATACGATCTAGCTCGGCTACTGCTTCCATCTTCAATTGCCTTTTGTAGATTTCTAAAAAAGAAAGCTCCTCAGCTGTCCACCCTTCAGCAGACAGCCAAGCAACCATATGAGGAGGAATCTTAGAACTCGATATCTTCGAGTTGTTCATCTGTTAACGCCCCCTCTTTAGATACTACCTCAGTCATACTTTCTTTTGCATCTAATGAGCCGGACTCTTGATTAGCTTGGTAGTTTTCCTCTACAGCTTCCTGTACAGAGTTGTCACTCTCGTTGCTGTTTAGGTCACTCCATAGTCCACCTTCTGCGATGAATAAGCACTGATCAGGGGTTAAACCTTCGCCAGACTTTAATGCTGCACGGTCAATCTTCTTGGAATCGTATAGTTTAATCTCCTCAGGTGTTCTCGGTACGTTACTACGAGCTGGCGTTACTGAGTACTCTGTGTCCATCCATCCAGTACCCTTACGAGTAATCGTTACGTCGTACTCTCGTAGATCTCCGTACTCTGGGTTCATTGCATATTTCTTAAGTTCCTCGAAGATTCCAGCTCCTGCGTCTAACAGTTTTAACTGACCATCTGTTCGGTCTATTACGTGGATAATATATTTGCTCTTGAGTTTTCCGTAAGGTTGTTTATCGTAACCGTTAGCTTTCAAGAATTTCTTACGCTCAGGAGATCCATTCTTCAAGCCTTTCTCGTCGGCTGCTTTAAACACTTTAGCCATGAACTCTGCGTTAGCTTTCTCTAGGAGGTCGATACCTTTACCCTTGTAAGGAATAAAGCATCCTTTACCGTTTCCACTAGCAGCACCGTTACCCTTTGTAGACCAATATCCTTGGTAGAAATAAGGAGCTTCGTCCATGATGCGAATCTTAGTGTCACCCTCTGGAGTCGCTAAGAAGTCCAGCTTGTCCTCTTGAGGTTGTCCTCCTCCGTTGTTGTTGCCTTGTTCAGTTGTTCCTACTGTGTTCCATCCGTTTTGATTAGCCATTAATCATCTACCCCTTTTCGTTTTAATTGGTTGTTCGCTCGGCAGGTCATACTCAGGTATGACTTTTAGTTATTATAAAAGCCAATTAGCTCGCCCTAACTGGCCCTCTTTTATAATACTACAGTCATACCGTAGAGTCAATAGAATTTACAATTTTATTTCTAAAACCTTCTCTACCTGAATAGTTACTCTGTAAGTATCCCCCTCGATGTCCCCTGACTGTTTTATGCTGATCCCCTGCGCTCCCATGTCCCTACTGAGCTGGCAATACTCCTCTGGTGTCATGTTGTCGTGAATCTCGAAACCGAGACAGCTAATCAGTTTTGAAACCTCCGTGTCAACTTTCTTGTCAAACCTCTCTAACTTTTCATCCATAGTGCTGCCTCCCCGTTTTATATGTGGAAATGAATACCTTGGTCATATCTTACAACATTTACTAATACTAGTCAACTAGTTTGATAAAAATACTGTAGTAATACTTTTTAGGAACATCTGTTCTTATTATATACCACTAGTTACCAGTTGACAATAGAAAAGGGAGACAACCTCATCAGGTCATCTCCCTAGTAAACTATTGAGCAAAGATCGTAATAATATCTGTTAGTATTTTCATGATAGCATCCACCTGCTCAGGTGCTACAGCACCTCCTAAGAGTACGCCTACCACAGGTACAAGCACATAAGCTAACTTGATAGCCTTCTTCTTATCCATATAGATTCACCTTTTTATCCTTTCATTTTTAGTTGGACTGCCCACGCAGGGACTTACGATAGATTATTACCTGAGTCATAAAACTACTTAGTTTCGTACCACCATTCTTTTCTGTCTAGATACTCTTTAAACGCCTGTAGTTGCTTCTCAGAGGTCGGATCAGTTATTACATAGGTTAACCCCTCAGATTGAACTTGGAACCTCGCAGTCATATTCAGTGACCTTAGAGCGCCTACTACGTCAGGAACCTCGTAAGGAGAGAATGCTCCTGTTTGGATGATGTTCTCCTTAGGTGCTTCTGCAGTAGGTTGAGAGTCTTGATAGTACCAGCTCACAGGCTTACTATCGTTCATACTCACATTGATATCACACTTGCCGATGCCCGGAATGCTACCTGTCTCGGTGAACTGCCAAAGGTCACACTTGAAGGATGGTTCTGCTCCGTAGCGAGGAATCCATATGAAGTCAACATTCTTTACAGCTGCTCCGTTGAACTCTTTGTATTTGTGGTGTCCTATATAGAGACCGACCTTCTTAGCACCTAGCTCTCGGAGACGATCTACAAAGGCTTGAATACATTCGAGCATATTCGGTGCAGTTGAAACCTCAGCATCACATACCCATGAGGTAGCTGCCTTGTCGCCTACTGCCCAGAAGTCCTCTGCTTCTTGTCTCGCTGAGGCTACCCCTGAGAAGCGGTTAAACATGTAGTTACCAAAGGGAATCCCTTTAGCTTTCATCTGCGAGGTAAACTGCTTGTACTTTCTGTCGAGGATACCTTGTCGCTCTCCATTAGTGTTGACTCGGTGGCCGTCTCCGGTGCGAGCTATGAAGTAGCCCACATGTTTACGAGCTTCATCAAAGTCGATATCACTATTGTGGTGAGAAATGTCTACTGTAAAGCGGTTAGGCTGGTTAGGTTTAAAATCCATTAGATCTCCTCCTCAGGGTTAATTTATTTGTGCAAACGTAGCCCACGTATAAGGGTTAATCTTTATCTTTTTAGGGTCAGCTGTTGAAGTATCACCTGTTTGCCTTCTCCACCAGCATTCTAGTAAGACAGTATCTCCTGCATTTAACCTCAAAGTAGATGATAAGTTTATCCCTGTATCTGGACCACCTGAGTCGGACGTACTGTGTTGTATTCTTGTTCCATTAACACTTAGTGCTATGAGCAATCTAGCTCCTATATTGGAAAACCCCTCATAAGCCAATCCAGTATCAATACTGTATAAACCTGTGTAACTAGCAGTAAATAACCCTGTAGAAGTACTGTAACAGGAGTTTATGTTCTCTGATGCTACATCAAACTTCATAGGTACAAATGTAGTCTCCGGAACAGGTATAGCTGCTGAGTTATTTATTCCTACTCGTGCGTAATCTTTATCAGCTTTAACGGAACCTTCCATCCACTCAGAGGAAGCAAACCCGATCTCTAACTTAGGTTGTTTGATAGAGATTGTACCTGCGTTGTTAGCTGCTTTATTAAGCGGATATAGTGCAATCCCGATAGTTGTTATCAGAGGGTCTACTGCGATTACTGCCGAGACATCAAACTTCTTGTATTCTCCTGTTATTTCAAACTCCTTTTCTGTTGCGTACTTCTGAGTTCCATTAGCATACTTAGGAGCTATTTTTATTTTGTATCTCATGTTACTTCCTGTTAGTTTTGCTTTACTAGACAGATTGATAATCAAAGGTTCAGTAATATTACTAACTGAGTAATTCTGATAAAATATACCTGACTCATCGCTACCAGTATTATTTCCGTCGAAAGTAACATTGAATTCGTTCTCTAGAGAACCTCTAGTTATAGACGTAGAGTACGTACCTGTGTAGCTTGTATTTGTGAAGCTCCATCCATTAGGGATAACCTCACCAGGTTTAGCATCTAACTTTGCATTCTTTAATAGGTTGTCATTACCTTTTCCTTCTAGAGTTCTTACGTTCTTTGGTAGGAGTTCAGGTCTATGCTTCCTAGTGTTAACTGAGCTTATCCGTGAGACAGCCTCGTTAGTTGTTACGATATCCACATTCTTAGAAAGAGCGTAGTCAACTAGAGCAGTTAAATCTTCCTCCGTCATATCCCCGCCAACACCAATATTGTGTCCATAGAATGTAATCCAAGTGTTATTAGTTTCCGCGTAGTCAACAAGTTGTTTAGCTTTAACTAACCCACAGTCCAGTCGTGCCCTCCACATTCCGTATACATCAACATCGCTAGACATATTTATAGAGGCTGCCGAACCTGTAATTGCATTCTTGAAAATTGTATAAGCAGAGCTATAATTATCCTTTAGTAATTTTACCTTTGCAGGATCAGTACTATAAGTTGACACAGGAGTAACAAACGTATTTACCTCAATACCCATTTTCTGTAGAAGCTTAAGACTCTCAACAACCTCCCACTCCATCCTCTCAAGGGAAATATCTTGAGCGTCATCCATTGCAGGGTGAGTCATAGAGTGGCTGGCTACCTCAACTAGTCCACTATTGTACATTTCCATTACCTGTGAGTACGTGACCTTTCCAGTTGTATTCCTTAGAACTCTCCATATATCTAACGCAGCAACCATAGGCACCTTTTTAGGTTCATGTATTAACTTGTATACTCTTGAGTAATGAACAGGGTATCCGTCATCGTAGTTAAATGTAACCATACCCTTGTTGATAGATTTAGAGTCGATAGATCCATTAGATTGGTTTTCTAAGAAGGAAATCTTTTTGTTCTGTGTATTATTGACTCCTTCTACGTTTGTCAATCTAGTATCCTGAGTAGTGTTAACTCCTTCGACAGCTGTTAATCTATTGTCTTGTTCGGCATTCTTAGTCTCGATGTTTGTCAGCCTAGTATTCTGCGTAGTATTAACTCCCTCAATAGTCGTCATGCGAGTATCTTGAGCGTCATTCTTATTCTCGATAGCAGACATACGAGTATCTTGTTGCGTATCCTTTGTTTTTAAACCTGCGATGTCCGTCTCAGCGGTACCTAATCGAGTAGTTAATCCAGTTATTTTACTATCAGCATCCGCTTTGTTAGTCGCAATCGCCGCAGTATTACCTGAGATAGCCGTATCTTGATTAGTATTCTTAGTCTCGATAGCATTCAAACGAGAATCCTGTACAGCATCGTTACCTTGGAGATCGTTAATATCAGAGTTTAACACCCCAATAGCTCCCTCTACAGTAGAAATACGACTCTTGTTAGAAGTATTATCTCCCTCAAGGTTAGTAATACGAGCATCATCTACAATAGCGTCAGCCTCTAGAGCATCAATCCTTGTAGTGTGATTACTTAATGAGCCAGCAACTCCGGAGTTAACTGTATCCTGTGCAGCCTTGTTAGCGCCCACTTTAGTATCAACTGTGACAATACTCGAAGCGTTAGCAGAGATAGCTGTATCCTGCTGAGTATTCTTCAATTTGATAGCTGCTATATCAGTGTCCTGTGTAGCCTGACTCGACTGTAAAGCTGAGATAGCTGCGTCCTGTTGGGTATTCTTCGCTTGGATATCCCCGATAGCTGAATCTTGTGCAGCGTTTTTGTTCTCAGCAGCAGTCAATCTGTTGTTCTGTGTAGTTTGCTCTGCTTGTAAGTTAGCAATCTCTGTAGCGTTACCTGCAATAGCTGTATCCTGCTGAGTGTTCTTTGTTTGTACCGCTGAGATAGCTATCTCGTTAGCACCTATACGTCCATCCTGCTCAACGTCTTTGGTCTGTAAAGCTGAGATAGCTGTATTGATAGGATCTAAGTTAGGCATACTAGCTTCGAGTCCATCTATACGAGTCTCGTGATCTACGGCAGTTAACTGTAGAGCATCTACCTCTGATACGACTGTAGTAATATTACCCTCTACAGAAGTAACTCGTGAGGATAAATCTGCTTGCCCTGTCTCTAGGGATGCTATTTTAGTATCCTGCGTAGCTTGGCTAGTTTGTAACCCTGAGATAGAAGACTCGTTAGTCGTAACTCTAGCAGTCAATCCTGATAGGTTAGAACCTACACTAGCTAGCCCTGTCTCCATAGTTATAATCTTTGTATCCTGTGCAGCTTGGCTTGCCTCCAAAGTATCAACTCGTGAGTCTAATCCTACAATAGTTACCTCCAATGCACCTACTCGTAGCTCAAGAGCGTCTACGTCAGCCTGTGCATTTTCAGCAGTAACTTTACTGTCGATTAAAGCCTGTAAGTCGATACCTGATAGCATTTGTCCTGCTTGGATAGCTTGGTCTAACATCGGAGCAAAATCTGTAGAGGATAACGTCTGACAGGAAGTGTTCCCTCGTTCAACCCAAAGGAACGCCTGTCTCGTGTTATAAATTGAGGAGTCAATCTTGTATTGGACTTGGAAGTAAGTCTTTCCTACGTAGGTAAAAGTTTGAGGGTTGGCTACTAGCTCGACCTTACCGTTTACTAGTGTGCCATCATTCTGGAGAACAATATGCCCGTCAGGTTTAACAAACGAGACAACTATATCGGTTGCGCCTGACAGGTCTACTGGTTGCTCTCTGTTGAGGATTGTATAGACAAACTTAACAGATTGATAATCCTCTTGCACTACTGTGACATTCTCAGCAGGTACATACTTCTCAACTAAATCTAGGGTGATATCGAATTGAATATCCGCCATAGTCATCTCTCCTTTATTTTTGTATCTCTTTCCACAAGGCTCTAAAGTTTTCTTCGGTGCGTTGTTCTAGTTTGTCTAGCGAGGTAGCAAACCGAGATTGTGTAGTACTAATCCCTTCTAGCTGCCTAGTCATCTCTGTCTGGTGGCTCATGAGCTTTTCTTCCCTCTCGTATGACTTGGCGAGTTGAGTCTCATAGATTTCTACTACCTTGTTCTCGAAGTCTTTATTATCTTGAGCTTGGCTAGTTAGAACCTCCCTAATATATTTGCCTACATAGATTAGCCCTACGATAAATAAGACTCCGAAGACGTACTCTGTTTTGACTAACTCGGTGATCTCTTTTAGTCCCATTAGTTCACCTCCGTTTCTATCTCGTTTAGTTCGACTGTGTGGAGTTTGCCTATGATGATGTTAGCTCCAGTAGTTGACACCCAAAACTTCTTACCTACGTTAGCCGAGGTCTTTAAGTCAGGAATCATATGAGACAGAAACATACAAGCTCTGGGAGGTGTGTACTCATCGAAATCAACCATTACGTACATCTGCTTAGTTTCGTCTACAAGGGTTTCTGTGAGTATACCGATAGCAAACTGACTAGGGTTTGTCTGTGTGGACTTTCCTATGAGTTCTTGCACTATTAAGTCATTCTCGTAGCCTGTCGTCCTCATATGCTTACTATCCTCCTAAGCCTGTGTGTCATGTGAGGGTCATCTGACAACTCCATACTCCAAGCCGTCTCTACAAATTTCCCTTCTATTCCTAAATCCTGATACCTTAGGTAAACTATGTCAGCTTCCTCGTGGTTAGGATCTAATGCAGTAGTAAAGTTAATCTGTCCATATACCTGTGAGGCTTCATATGCTAAACGATAAACGTAACGGTCTATCTCAGCTTGTCCTTCCATACCAGATACGTCTCGATAGTCTGTAATCATTCTCCCTAGAGTCGCTGTACTAGAGGGGTGCCCTTGAGCCATATTCGTATAGCGTCCTGATAGCTCGATACCATTTTGATCTGCTGGCTGGTAAGCAACAAACGAGTTAGCTACCTCGAAAGTATCCAACTCCTCGCTTGCTTCTTGAAAGATAATACTCGTTTCGTCATCTATATAGGTGTGCTTTACAGGTTTCTGGTCAGGATATACATAAGGGATGCTTGTTAGTACTCCATTGGAGTTACAGAAGATAGGAGTATATCCTGCTGCGTTAAGTAAGATGTTGATTACAGACAACCAAGTCTCACCCATTTTGAAGTTTCTCCCTCTAGATTTATTAGGAATATTGTATATATCATCGGGGATATTAACGTAAGAGGAATTCCATATCTGACCGGGAGTTATACCTGGCCTACCTCCATATCCTGTAATAGGGTAAGTACCTAGCAGCAAATCTTTAGCAGCCTTAGCCCATCCACCTTTCTGACCAGTTAAATCAGGGTTATCTCGTGGAGGATAAATACAGAGAGGGTACATCAATTTAGCCTGACTCAGTATAGTTAACTGATCGTAGGCTTCAATTTCTTTATAGATTGATTTATCTTTGTCAGCTCGTTTAGGGGAGCTCATGAGGAAGACTCCTAGAGGGTGCTCTTGCCAGTTGCCTGTAGAGTTTTTAATTTGCAAGTAAGGTTTTATTCTATGTCTGGCAAAGTCTATCATGTCCTTATTCATATTAGTCATATTAGTGAGTGCGCCAGTTCTTAAGTCCCACCACTTCAATTTAGGCTTAAACATTTGAGTATAGGATTCGCAAGTGAACCTCATTCGTAGTTTAGCGTTTCGAGCATCTTGGAAGAGAAGTAAATTCCCATCTGTGTAGGCTGACCAAGTAGAACCTCCATTAGAGGAGAAGCTCCATTCGAGCTTTGATGCTGGCATCTTAACTGCTGGACTAGTCCACCCTAACTCTATTGTAGGAGTAAGACTACACAGGGAAGTTACGAAAGCGTTAGCCTGATTGAGTGCATCAGGGATACTTATATCCAGCTCTATAGTTGCTTCTGTTTGGAATCTAAAAGGAGTGTTTCTATCAAAATCAAAGTAGAATGTATCTACAATGATATAATTGTTGACTAGTATGTTTACACTTTTGCATCCAATAGCCATCCTAGCAGATGTATATCCACTGTGCACATATAAATCTACGTACCCTTCGAACCACTTCCAGTCATTGTTGTTACCTGTAGAGGATACGTTTATAGTAGTGATGTTACCTGCTGGTACTTGCTCAAGAGCTGCCTCGCTAGTTCCACCTGAGTAGTAAACGAATATGTCAGGCTTACTGTATTGAGGGCTCTTAAAGTATCCACAAAAATAAGCTCTCTTGTTAGACACAGAAGTAGAAATTTTGCTTCTCAGGACGGCATAATCTGTAGAAGTGTTTGAGTTTTTGTATATTTGTTGAGCCGATGAGTTTCTTCCACTTAGGTTTAACATTCCTCCAGTAGATAGATAATTGTAGGTTGTTGAGCCGTTTATCATAATATCCCAGCCTGTATTCGGTATAGAGTCTGATGAACCACCGTCAACCCACTTTTGCCCTGAAGAAAACTCATGGTCAGCACCCGAGTATTGTCGATACTTAGGGAAGCTTATAAAGTTATCGTTGAGCCAGCAATCTACTGTAGTCCATTTACTATTAGGAATCGCTGATGGTTGATACCTATTCTCGTAGTTTCCTTTAATCGTAGCTGGAGCCTCTCCGGTGTATTCCTTTAGGGTAAACTTGGCGGTACGATTGACAGGAGTAAACGAGTTATGATCAATAGTGCAATTCCCTACTCTGTCAGTTATATCTCCTACTACATTGAAGTTTCTATCTAGTAACTCGTAGCGGTACGCTATCTCACGGTAACCACCTTTAAAGTTTACATCCGACATAGTACCGCCTCCTTTCCTTAGTTATTTATTCCGCCATCTATCCTAGTTAGTGTAGCCGAGCAGGTGAATCCATTTAGAACTGGATGATCATTGACGTTAACGTTATCAGTACTAGCATGGAATGATCTCCCCGAGTTATCTCTATACCAGAAATCATTGTCAGCCATTAAGTTATAAAACTCCAAGTACTCTATATAGGTTTCTACGTACCACTCTACTTGGACTTTCTCCTCGTACTGCCTAGCTCGTTCCATTACAGGATAGTTCCTACCAGCAAACCTATGGAGTGAGGTCTGTCTACCCCTGTCGCCACTCCTAGAGGTAGCATACCTCATGTACATAGGGTCGTTAGCCATTTCCATTTGATGAATAGAGGAGAAATCTAAACAGTTTAATGTTGCATTGTAATTCGATGAGTATACAGCTCCTGAGGTTCCATCTGAGTTGGTAGCTCTAATGCGGTACGCTACAGTGACATCCCCAGTAGGTGCTACAAAGTCGGTTATCGTAGTGTTAGCGCTTCTTGGCATCCGTCTTACTTGAATCCACTCAGAAGTGAACCTATGAACGTATGCTCTCTCCAGATAGAATATCTCGTTAGCAGAACCTGAGTGGGTAAAGCTCAAGACTACTGAGCCGTTACTCGTGTTCTGCGTGAATCCTGTTATGTTAGGTGCGGTTGCCATCGCTTTACCCTCCTTAGTTTCTTCTTATTACTTGCTTGTCGAACCCGAAGCCAGTTACCCCTGTAGAGTCAACCACTTGAGTTTGGATATCCTGTCTCAGTGTTTCAACCCCCTGAGCATCCAAGCCGACATCACCCTGCACAGTCACTACATGGTTAACTGTAACGCTTGTCATTCCTCCTGTGAAAGCTTCTAAGCCTGTCCCTGCTAGAGCTACGTTAGCCTCGTTAGCAACACCTGAGAAGGCACTACCTACAGCCTTCTGCATAGATCCTACTTGAGTCATTGCTGCCTCGTACCAAGTAGGGAAGAATGCCTTACCTGATTTGCCGAGATCGCTTAGTGGGCCATCCTTTGCAGGTGAGAACGGTAATAGTCTACGAATGTATTTCATACCTTCCCATAAGTTGTCATAGGCCATTTGAACGCCTGTCCAGATACCATCTGCGAAGTTACTTAATAGTTGCTTACCTGAGTAGTAAAACGATTTACCCCAGCTGTTAGCAACGTCCCAAGCAGACTTAATACCATCCCACACAGCGCCACCTAAGTCACCCATGTTGTTTTTAAAACCAATAGCAAAACTCTTAGCATTAGTTACACCAGCATCCCACATAGCAGAAGCTCCAGTCCATGCAGTATCTACCATATTGCTAAACTTAGTTTGAGCATCACTAACCATTCCAGATAGGTATACCTTGGCATCAGCCTTCATAGAGTTGTATTTGCTAACTGCTGCATTGTACATCTCGATAGACTTAGATCGAACAGTGTTAACTGTGTTGTTCCACTTCTGAGAGGTATCGTTCCACCAATCAGTAGCATCTCGCTTCATTTGGTTGTATTGCTTTCCTATCCACTGAGTACCTTCTCCCCAGTACTTCGTCATGTCACCCCATAGCTTCTTTCCATAAGCCGAGATAGTATCCCAGTTTTTCCACATCAGGACACCTGCTGCGACAACACCCATAATAGCCGCTGTAATCCAAACTCCAGGGAATAGACTAGTAGCTACGTTAAGGGCTGTCTGTCCAGCTGTCATACCTGCTGTGGTAGGGATAAGCCATTGGAAGGCTCTAAGCATTAATCCTCCAGCGTCATAAACCATTCCCATCCCTTTAGCTACTGCTTGTACAATCTGTAGAGCTTTCATTCCTAAATAGAGTGAGCCAACTAGAGGGATTAACCAATCCATGTTCTCAGCTACTAATAGTAGTGCTCCGCCTAGTATCTTAAGGATTACCTCTAGAGCACCTGACTCTATAGACATCTTTAAGAATGCATCTGCTGCAGCTAATGTCCTAATAGCAAACGGATAGAGAACGGTAATAATCTCCCAAAGTACATCTACGATAGTACCAATAGCACTAAAGATGACTGGCGTACTCTCTTGAACCATCTTAACGAAATCAGCAAACGCAGGAGAACTCTGTAGCCCCCAGGCCCACTTAGCAAACTTATCAGTCATATCTACCATGCCATCTCCAAACCCCATAGCTAGCGGAGCGAATGAAACTAGGAGACCGCCAAACCCTTTGAGGATATTGCCTGCCGAGATCATTACTCTTTCGAACATTGGAACTGCAAAAGTGTTTATATGCTCGAAGAATGGATTCACTCGACCAGACTCGATAGCGTTATTCATATAAGCCATCATATTGCCAAAAGATTGTCCTACTCCTTGGAAACTCGGAAACAACCTCGTCATAGTTAACCTCACAAAGTCTAGACCTTCTGCCATGACATAAAGCGTAGTAGGAGCCATCTGTTGTTCTAAGTCAGCCCACGCATCCTTGAACTCCATAATAGCTGCTACAGCTTTTCTTTCTGAATCGCTCATACTTTCCCAGATAGCCTGCACCTTAGCCATTGCCTTGGCGTATCCTTTAGCGTCATTGTTTATCATGGCAGCATTAACATCTAGCATGGCATCCTCAAGGTCTCCGGCGGTTCCCCAAGCTTTACTCATGGTGGTAAATGCGAGAGCACCAAACCCAGCAGCTGCTATCCCAGCAGTACCAAACAAGGAGGCGATAGCTCCGAGTCCACCTAGTAAGGCTGGTGTCATAGCCGAAGCTGCTATAGTGATACCACCTATGATAGCTGCCATCTTCTTAGCTTCTGATGAGGTGTGTCTAAACTTGGCGCTAGCTCGATCATCCGCATCGATTATAATCTCAATTAACGAAGCCATACAGTGTCCACCTCCTTAGCGTAACTGCTTAGCTTTTTCCCTTCCTGCTTTCTTGTCTCGCTTCTTACTATCCTTAGCCTGCTTAGCATTAACTGCATTGTGAACTATTACTAGTTTGGTCATCTCCTCATAGTCCTCTGCGTTAATCTCACTAGGTAGCTTATGGAATGTCTTGCAAAGCTCATACATGAGAAGGGAATCATCGGGGTTATCTACTTTCTTTCCATCGAGCATTAACCCCACCTGAATTTCTATTTCTTTTTTTTCTCAGCAGTAATATTCTTTCCGTTGTTAACTGCGTCGATAATATCTGTAGCCCACTCGCCAGCTAACTCGTTATCAAACGTTGCTACTGAGATAGGAAGTTTATTTCCTTCTCTGTCAGTTAACTCCCAGTCTACAATCTTAGCAACCGCCTGAGCTACACCCATAAGAGTAACGTCTACACCGCTAGGCTTACCTGTCTTAGAGTCATACTTGATAGCTTCATTTTGGATGCGACGATCTTCTCCAAATAGTAAGTTCTTGTAAGTAATACGAACTCCGTTAACGCTAGTAGTCTTTAAAGTGTTATCTTGTAACCATGGGAATTGTTTAGCCATTATAGTTTCCACCTTTCGAGTTTTAAAATTAAAGGAGACCGAAGCCTCCTGAGTGTTAAACTGTTAAGTCTGAGATATCTTTAGATCCAGCCACAACAGAAATTCCTGTGAACAATACGTCTACCTCTTGGTCTACCTCTGAGTCACTAGAAGGCTGAATAGAGTTAGTGTCATACTTGGCACCTGTTAGGTTAATAGTGAAGTAGTTAGCTGGAGTAGTTGGATCATCAAAGCGTAAAGATACATTGAAAGACGTTCCGTTCTTGAATAGATCCCACTGAGTTTTATCTGTTAAGGCAAACGTGAATGAGCCTGTAATGTCTTGGACTCCCTCATTAATCATGCTAGCCTCGTTACCCTTTGAAATAGCGTACAGAGCTTCTAGGTTATTAGCAATCTCAACTTCGAACTCCTTAATAATTGCTGCTGTAGAACTGTTGATAGTAATAGTCCCGTCAGCAAACGTTAAAGGCTCATTAAGTGAATCTGCGTAACTCGATGCTGCTGTAGCATTGTCTTGTACTTTCTGGTGAATGAAGTCTAACTCAACCTCTACGGCTTCACCTGCTGAGCCACTAATCGTTATAGTGTCTACCTTAGAGCCTGTATAGTTTTGGATGAATGGGGTGCCACTCAGGCATAAATTACGCTGAATAGTAAATGTAGGTAACTCTTCACAGCGACCTACAGGGTTAATCGTATGAACCCATGCGTTAGCCGCACCTGTCTTAGTAACCTTACCTAGTGCGTAGTAAATTGGTAGAGGGTTTTGTAAGTAGAATTTACCTGAGCTGGTAATCTCGTAAGCCATAGCTTTATGGATCTGAACTTGCCGAGAACCTAAGGCACGAATTTGCTCATGTTGCTTGTTCTCCTCAGGTTCAAAACTCTGCATTAATCCCCAACTCTTGAAGACTGATGCTGCAGGAGCAGTACCCTGTGTAGTTTCCTTTCCGAAAGCAACTAAAGTATCATATCCTTGTGCTTGTCTCATTTAGCTTCCTCCTCTTTGTCTGCTCCCTTAAAAGGTGGAGCTTTCCTGAATCCCTTCTCCTTGAGAGAAAGAATCAATTCCTTATCTAGCACGTCCACAACGAATCCCTTCTCAACTAGTCCATAGTTAGGATAGAGAAACATTGAAGGCGTATCCCTGTCATATATTAACCGCATGAGCAATCACCTCCCGAGCTATCCCCACAAGTGATTCTGTCGGAGATCATCCCCGAAGTAACTCTCACAGGAATCCTAGCTCCTTGTAAGAAGTTATTTTCTCCTTGCTCGATGACACCGAATTGTAACTCATCATGATCTAGAGATAGACTAGAGCAAACTCCTCCGAGGCTCTTGTTAGTGAGCAAGAACTCTTCGGTCATCCTTGCGTACTCTAGGCACTGCTCCTCGGCTTCTAGTGAGTCCATTACATCTGTATAGACCCAGACATAATAGTCAACGTTATAGACGCTAACACCCATCCCTTTAGTTTCTTTCGTCCTAGCTACGGTCTCTATAGTGATAGCTGGGAATCCGTGTATATTCTGGAAGGGTGCTTTGTAGACATCCATACGAACTTCGCTATTGTTGAAGCTGTCTACGAGGGTGTCATAGAGTCCTTGTTTGATATCGTTATAGATACCTTTATACTTGGTGAGGGTCGACACCATCAGCCACCTCCTCAATGTAATCTACAAAGATTCGTTTAATCATCCTTGCATCAAACTCGTCAAAATACAGGAACTTACGAGAAGGCACATAAGTACCTAGCGAGGTACGTCCACCGTGGTGAAGCAAGTTAGCTTTCTTTAAGCCTGATCTGATAGTCAGTTTCTTCTTAGATAACTTGTTAGCTGCTCCCGACTCGATACTCATCTTTAGAGCACCTGTATCGTTTAGTGGCTTACCGCCTACCCTGTGAGGATGCCACTGTAAAGTAGTAGCACTAAGAGGTCGCCAAGCAGCCGCTCTAAATCGTTTACCTATCGATTTCTCCATGAAAGTTTCAGACCTACGTAGCGGTGTCTTGTAGTCTTCTAGCTGTCGAGCCGCTCTCAGTAGTCGTCTGTCGAGTCCGTGGAGGTTAACTCTGATCGATTCGTTTTGTGCCATCTAGCTCACCTACCAGTAAGGATGGTGTCTATCAAAGAAAGGACACTCATCATTAGTAGTTGCGTAGCCGTTATTCCAAGCAGGTAAAGGTTGCACCACAGTTCCGTCCTCGTTGATAAGGGCCATGTCTCCATTGAGTATACTCTCGAGCAATGCGTCTACTCGTTCTTTTAGCTTCGTGTAGAATTCATCTAGGTTTGGTTTCTGTGAGGTATACATAGCCTCTACAAAGAAGTAAACACTTAAGTCGTTGGCTACTTGTTTCATTAGGGGAGGTACTGGGGAGAACGGAACCGCGTAGGCTTTCGCTAGGATACCGTTAATGTAGACAGTAGCCCTATCACAGAAGACCTGTAAGTCTTTGTCTGTCATAGAGCTAGGTAGGTTATTTTTTCCTACTCGTAGATCTTTTGGAGTACTATAACTCATTAGTTATCACTCCTTGGGTTTTGACTTGGGAGTAGGCTTCTTAACAGGTGCTTTCTTTTCGGGGATTAACTCGATAATTCCCTTTGAGGCTAACTCTTCAGCTTCCTCCTTGGTTAACTCAAGTTCAACTTCTTCACCAGGCTCATTCTTATGGAAACCTAAATTAGGTACTAATGCTTTAACCTTCACGATCATCACTCCTTTGTTATTCACTTCTCAGAATACCTCCAAAGTCAGGGGGTTAACTAAGGAGATACCCTGAGAAGGGAAGAACCCTTCTGGTTGCCTTTTAAGTCTGTTTCCTAGACTTTAATATTACTCAGGTAATAGCATTATGCAGAAGCAACGTTCTTTAGTAAGTAAATACCTTTAGGATCAGTAATGTAAGCTTCACAGAATCGAGTAACACGTACAATAGTTGTGTCGTCCTCATCTTGGTTGTACACCTTAGATTTAAGGCCTTCTGCATCAGCAATATCACCGATCATTCCACGTTGTACAAATAACACTTGGTTATCTTTGTAGTTGCGGTCTACAATGACATCTAATCCTAAGAAGTTACCAATATGGCCACTCAATAAGATTTGGTCTGTGTTGTTAACTCGGAAGGCATCACGGATATTCTTGTTAGTTAAGAATAAGATTTCAACCTGCGGAGAGATAACCATCGTGTCTAAATCATAGCCAGCCTTCTTAGCCTCAGCCTTAGCGGTTACGATATCCTTAATCATTTGCTCTGCTCCGTTAGTTGTATCTCCCCAGTAAGCATCTCCAGCTCCACCGGCCTTAGTACGACCTAAGATACCAGCAGCACCTTCAATACGAGAGTAAGCCATGTCATTAACCATAGCTACTGTAGAGTTAGCAAGCTTCTTGTATCCTCGCTCGTAGAATGAGTTTTGACCCCACTTTTGCTGTTCATATGAGAACGCAAACTCTAGACCGTACTTGCGGATCATAGCTAACTTAGCTTCCTCTTTTAGCCCGATACGTTTGTAACCAGAACCTTCACCAACCTCTGGTACTTCCTCGTAAGCATATAAACCGTTAGCATCTGCGTCTCCATCTTTGAAGTACTTAATAGATAAAGCATCAATAGATGTCTTTGAAAGTAATAAGTCAGCTACGAAGTTTTTCTCCGTTAAGTCACGAATACGGCGATCAACGAATTGTTTCTTTAATAGGGGATGTTGTCCTAAGATTAAATCAGACATATAGTATAACCTCCTGAGGGTATGTTTTAGGGGTGTTGGCTACCTTAGTCCAACGTTGCGCTCTTTGCAGAGTATAGTTTTTAGGGGATAACTGAGGAGTAATGCCTTCTCTAGGGAACGCCTCCTCAGTTTGTTTCTATGTGTTTTTAGGGATTTGGTATTGCTGAGGTAATATTATTAGCGAGTAAGAACTAACGAGAAGCCAGCTACCTTAGTGTTGACCGATACGACTTTACCAATGATAGATAAAGGCTTAGTAGGATCAGCTACTTTGTAGTCTGTTGCAGCAGGAGCTACAGCAGCACCAATCGCAGCGGAAGCAACTTTCAAGTAAACTAGGTTTCCTGTTCCGATGATAACTGTTACAGACTCTTTGCGGTCTCCTGAGAAGCCTACTAAAGTCATGTCATCAGTTACCAAGCCAGCTAGTGCTGCGTTACCAACAGTACCTCCGTAGACAATACCGATTACTGCCTCGTCATCTGCAGCGGCTTTACCTACAGTACCATCACTCTTGATCTTAACAGCTTGTCCTGCGTATAATGTCTCACCAGCTGCAACCTTAAATGTCATTCGACTATCTCTACGAATATGGTATTCTAAAAAGTTTTGTGCCATTTAGTTTCCCTCCTTATTTAGACGCGCCTACTGATTTCAAATGAGCTTGATAAAATTCTTCGAACTTCTCAACTTCACCTTGAACAGGATCTACTGGTTTCTCTCCAGCTTCTACCTCAGCAACTTCACCAAACTCAACAGGTTTCATGTTAGTCATGAACTCCTCGAACATTTCAGTTTGTTCTTCGTTGAATGAAGCTAGCAATTTTGTAAGTGATTCCTTCTGAGCTGGAACTACTTTGTTCGACTCTTGGAACTTCTCCACTTTTACAGCTACTTTCTCTTCGGCAAACTTTTGAAGCTTGCTCTCTAGAGCTGCAAACTTTTCTTCATTAGCTTTTTTCTCTTCAGCGAACTTCTCGGCGTAAGCTTTTTCTAACTCGCTGAAATCTTGTTTGATTTCTTCTGGCATAGGTTGTACCTCCTCAAATTGTTCTAGCTCGTCAGCCTCAGAGGTGAAGCCATTCTCGCTAAATAGTTTTGCTCCCTTCAGTTGGGGGAATGCTACGAGGGAGACTTCTCGAAGGCGGGTTGGGTTGCCTTCTTTGTCTGTGTAGAATGAAACGGAGAGTTTGTTTAGAAGTTTCTGTGTGATTCGACTCTTAGCCCACTCCTCGATGATACGTACTTTCCCTAGGAGCTTTCCGTCCTTAACGGTCGCCTCCTCTAGGAATCCTACTGTATCTCGTGCGGACTCTGAGTGATCTAGTTGGATTGGGATAGCATCCTCTACAGCGAAGTTGTTAGCTAACGTGTTTAGGTGCTCCTCTGTATATTCTTTCCCCCGGTGTGTACCTGTGGAGAACATGATAGCTTCTTTGATTAAGTCTTCACCTTCTGAGATAGCTTCCGAAAACTCGGTAAACTTCCCTTGATAGCGAAGGTTCTTGATGTTACTCATTAGTATCACCACCTCATTTATTGCTTCGTATATATAGTACTGCTTCCGCGCTATGTATCTCTTATATCTCATCTCAAAAGGTTAACTTGGTAGTGATACATATCCGTCTCGTGTAGAAATTACTACCTAAGTTACACTTATAGCGTCCTAACGTGCATAAACTAAGCAGCAAAATACAGTGAGGATACCCCTAAAATAGCGCGTTTTTCGTACTTTATCTAAAAAGAGATTACTCTATAGATTAAACTAATTAGTTCTAACTCTAGAATAAAAATAAAAGAACTCTAGAGAAGTAGATATAGAGAATAACTCACAAGTAAAGATTCTCCTGTGAGAAAGAGCTCTATAGTAAAACTAATTAGTCTATCTCCTATAGTCCTTTGAAATAATTAAATACTGAGATCGGATAACTAATAGGTTGACAACCTCATAGGTAATACCTTAGTATGATTCCTATAAAGAGATAACTAAGGAGATGGAAACTAATGAGTAATAACGTAATCAAAAGAAGGCATACTAGTGAGTACGCACAGATACATAATAAACCTCTACAGGATGATCTAGAGGACTTGAGAGAGATCGGGTTACTTAGCCATATGATGAGTAGACCTGCTGAGTGGGTATTCCACAAGACACAACTACATAAGCAATTCAGCAGAAAGAATGTAGATGCTGCTTGGAAAGGTCTAGTAAAGAAAAAATACATTGTAGGTTTCTATTGCCATAAAGATGGACAAAAGAGTTATTACTACAATGTTTCGGACTTACCGTTTACTGATGAGGAGTATTACGAGTTCGTTAAAGCAGAGGTTTCGGAGTTAACCGAGAAGGGACATTCTATTAAGCATGTTAATCCTATTCCAGGTTTAACCCTTGATACTACTGAGTTTTCTTCAGATGTACCAAACGTACAACAGAGTGCTGAAGTGTGTCCCGAACCAGTTGTACCATTAGAGCAGCTCCCTTGGAACAGTTCTGAAGGTGCAAATATAAACAAAGACTTAGAAACCAAAAATCAAAAAACAAATGTAAAACCTTTAGATAAGATAAAAATTGATGATGATAAGGCGAACTCCGTCTCGCCAGCTCCTAAGCAAATCGAATCCTTAACGGATGTTATTAGTTCTCTTCGTTTACAAACTAAAGATCTGCTAGTAAAGAGATCATTCGATAGCGTTCTCCGTAAAGTAATTGATAAATACGAGCAGGGTAAAGTAACTAACTTTAGAGATTACCTTGTAACGTCCCTAAACGCTAAAATTGAAGAGCTAGAGCTTCGTAGAATAAAAGAGCAAGCTAAAGAGTCATTAGCTCTTACAAAGAAATCTGGAGCGTCTGAGGAGTACTCTGGAGAATTGCTGCTTTATAACTTCCTGGATGAATCCGAGGGGGACAAGCCTGTAAAGAAATAATTCTGAGAAAGTTGAATCTTTCTCTTTACAAATAAATATTACTCAGGTATGATTTTAGTATAATCAAATTTGAATTTTATAAGAAAGCGAGGAAGAGTAAATGCCATTTTCAGATAATGTGTTAGATCATAGACCAAACCTTGAAAATCTAAAAGCGATCGGAAAAGAAGAGGATTATGTTTTTCAAGCGTTAGCCTATATGGGTAATGCATCCCAGTTCATGAGTTGGGCAAATACAGTGTTAGAACTTGTAGATGCGGTTCCAGAAGAATTAAAAGAAGAAATCAAAAAAGTTCATTCAGGGATTTGGGTAATGCAAGAACAATTAAGAGTGATAGAGAGTAAATAAAAAAATATAACTTAAATAGAAGTGAGGCGATTAGTTGATAAGTTTGATTTTATTAGCTTATGTATTAATTTCATTATTTCTTTCAGTTACTAATATGAGAGATAGTTACAGCCTCTTACATGGAGAGGTTAAAGGGATGAAAAAGAAGGAAGCATTCATATGGGGATTCTTAACAATACCGATCATGATTTTAGTAGTAGCAGGTATTATCGGCGGTTTGTACTTATCGTGGATAGCTTTAGTAGGAGTTATGCAAGCTATTCAATGGATTTATATGAATATGCCTTAAATAAATCTAAACAAAAGCGTTATTCTATAAAGTAATGCTTTACTCTAAAGTATGACTGTGGTATGATTTACTTAACGGCAAAACTTAAGGAGTTGATCGAGTGGTTAGCTTGTCAGCATACTTAAAGTATAAAACTAAAGGGGATGTAACTATGGATGAATTACGTATAAATGAGTTGAATGACTACCAGGAGAAATCCTTACGAACTTGGAATAAGGATGTACCCTGGAGAGACAGAGTGGTTAACGCTTCGTTGGGACAGGTCGGGGAAGCCGGAGAGGTAGCCGATCTCGTTAAGAAAGCTATCTATCATGGTCATGGATTCGCCTTAAACGATTCACAAAGAGGATTACCTAAAATAGTATCACCCCATGAGGTAGCCAAGGAGCTAGGGGATATTATGTATTACGTTTCAGTTATGGCTCATGAGATGGATTACACCCTCCAAGAGATCGCCGAGATAAACATTAACAAACTCGCCAAGCGTTACCCTGAGGGGTTCAGCGTGGAGGCTTCAATCAATAGAGTTGATACTAAGGAGGGAAACTAATATGAAAATCAAAATGTTTACTAAAACCATTTGCGGCTCATGCAAAGTTGCCAAGCAGCAGTTATCTTTCTTGCCAGTACCTGTTGAGATTGAGGAGATTAACATCGAGACGGACGATCCGTTTTATGACTTTGAAGGGAACCGTATTGAACTTAAAGTCGAGTACCTACAAGAAAAACTCGACAGTATGTCTACTCCGACTTTTGAGTTTGAAGATGGCTCAGTAGTCCGAGGCTTCGAGATGGGACAAATCATGGAGAAGTTAGGTCTATGAAGATATTAAACTACTTGTTCGCTATCTATTGGTTTGTCTTAGGAGTTTGCACCTTATTAGGGTACTACGATCCTAGTAGAGTTGAGATTTTATGTGCGAGCATAACTAGTTCGTTATTCTTTTTAGCATTTGCCAGCAAGTAGTCATACCTGAGTAATACTAAGGAGGTGATTTCATGCAGGATCATGACAAACTAGCTGAGTTAGCTAGACCTTTAGCAGAATACCTAAAGGAGAACTACCACCCTCATGCAACTATTGTTATCACGGAGACATCTGTGAAGATTGTTGAGGATGTAATGGGGACACCCATCAAGTAATACCAAGTTGTATACGCCTACTGAGTTGCTCGCTCGGTAGTTAACCACTCACGGAGAACGCCAACTCCGCGAGTATCAATCTTGATTTCTGTTTTACTTTGGAGTCAGTTCCCTTTCTCACATCGTTAGGGGAGCTGGCTATTTTTTTACCTTGACAGATACACCTACATAGTTTATTTTATGTATAGATAGAAAAGCTTTGACAAGTTATACCCACTCAGGTTATACTTGGTACAACAATCACACAAGGGGTTAACCTCCTCAGGGTGCGTCCCTTGTGTAATTACTCATTAGTTGGGACTGTGTAGCGGAAACTATGCAGTCCCTTTTCCATGCAAAAAAAAGCACTACCTCACTAGGAGATAGCGCTTAGAGATAGATTTGCTGGAGGAGCTGTGAATCCCTTTTGTGGCTTCTCAGTGTCGCTCCAGTTGTCCTCCCAAGCTTCGAACTTCGTAACAGGTAGCCATACAGATCTACACTGGAAGTGATTCGGAGGAGAGTACTCATTGATTAAATCTTGACGGTCAATCGCTATGATTCTTCCATCGAGGTGGCGACATACCTTCGTAGTACGTCCATCTAGTATAGCGTCATATTGCAAGGCTACTACGAAGCCTTTGTTCTCAGGAGAGCGATAACGAGCTAACCTAGCAGCATTATACATTTTAGACATCTCTGTGCGAGCAATTGTAGTCGCATGAGACGGACTCATCCAAGCTCCTGCAGTTTCCATTACAAGAGGTGCTATCTGCTCAGGAGACAAGCCTTGGTTGTATGCTTGGTTGAGTGTGGCCACGATAGCATTAACCACAGTAGCCTCAGTTATTCTAGTTATCTGCATAACGTAGTTATCAATGTAGGCTTGTGTCTGATCGGAAAGACCTGTGTAGCTTTCTGCCTCGCCTACTACTTCAGGGAACGTCTCAGCAAACTTACTGAGCTTTGTCTTTAAGTATTTCATCTCGTCGACTGCTCGAATGTTCCCTTGTACTACTGAGGTAGTAATCAGCTTAGTGATTAACTTGCGGTATTCCTTCTGAGAAGGTAAAGTGAATCCCTTTAGAGCTGCCTCCTTATTGGTATCCATCTGAGCAATAACCTTAGGGAGTTTCTTCTCTAATAGCTGTAGACGCTTTTCGTTTAACCTCTGAGAGCCAGTAAGAAAGGCTGACTCAATAGCCTCCATATCTCGTTGGATAGCTTTTAAGTCAACCTGTTTGCGTCTCTCACCAAAGGTAACATACTGTTTAGGAACCTCAGAGGTTTTTACTTTCCCAGTGAACCATTGCAGCCGCTTCTCGTGTGGTTTGATAATCCTTTAGCGGAACCGAAGCTTCCACCACAACGGCTACAAGTATAACCATCGCCACCACCAGAGCCGGAACCTTGTTGTCCGTCTCCTAGGTTAGATCCTAAGTGGCCACTACCTTTAGTTAAATCATGTTGTCTGTTCTCGTCTAGCTCTCGCTTAGTTTCCTCGCTAGCAGCAGGCATACCAAGTTCCTCACGGATCCAATCCTCGCTAGGTGCAACTACTCCAGCGTTAATCATCATGTCGAACACTTTAGCTAACTTCTCAGTGTCTTTATCTGCTAGAGGTTTAAACTGGAAAGAAGGGTATCTCTTTGTGTTAGGGAAGTTTAAGTCTACCAGAGGACGGATAATTTCTTCCTCGATCAGAGCTTTAACGTTACGCTGAATAGATTCTAATCGAATCATGAATACATCGAATTGGTTACCTGAGAGGGCATAGCTACCGGATTGACCTCGAGAGAGTCCTAGTAGCATTGGAGGGACAAGCATACTCTCCATGATCTTTCTATCGTGGTGTTCTATATAGCCGATGAAATCTGCGTTAGTCATCTGGATAGCTTCTACTTTATCGCCCCCAGAGATAGAGAGGGAAGTCATGGAGTTAATTCGAGAGAGGATTTTGTTCATCTTGCCTACATCGTTAGCGTCTGTAGTGGTACCTACTAAGAGGGGTGTTCCGTAGCGTTCGTAAGCTATGTTAGCAAATCTATATAGCCTGTCTTTGGTGATCCAATGCTTGTAGACTGGTCTCAGTGCAGACTGTCCGTATTGGTTACCAAACTGTTTATCAAAGGCGTACCACATGATTTTCTCACGAGGGATCTTAATGGTTTTGCTACCGATTCGCTGCTCAACATACTCGATATCTCCAAACTTATCAGTCTTAACAGCTACCTGATTAGGATTAAGAGTTTTTAACTTCTTGAGTTTGATAGCTCCCTTGTCATACTCGAAGACTTTCTCTGTACAGCTATAACCGTAAACGATAGCTGTACAGATTTCCTTGATGTTATCTTCCATATTACCTTGGATAGATTCAAAGTTTTCTAGAATGAAATCAGCTGATTTGCGAGTCTCCTCGTCGTCTCCTGTGACAGTGAACCCCTTAGAGGTAGCCGATAGTTTGATTAACTCGACAGCAGCCCTAACTTGTCCATCTGTTAGCATCTTCTCGTATACATCAAGCGAGAACTCCTCGGGGTTTAAATCCACTTGGTCTTTTCTCTCGTAGGTTGTATCCTTGTAGAGACCGATCTCGCTAGCTAACTTGTGTAGCTCTGCCTCCTGTATCTTCCTTTCTTGCTTAACCTTCTTACTCGCGAACATATCAATTAGTCCCATTAGTATTCCTCCTTGGTCTTCTGCGGTTTAGTAACCATCCGACCTAATAGTTTCATATATTTAGTACTATATCCGCGCTACTACCACTCAGGCATATCGCTATGATCACTGAATAGATTGTCAAACTGATAGTCTTCTCTCTCAGTGAACTCTACCTCGAATCGGTTTTGTAGCTCGTGGATTCCCTCTCTCACGTAGTTAAGCGCATGGAAGGCATCATCAGGAGTACGGTGGTCGTAAAGTTTTTTACCTGTACCAGTATTACTCTCTGTGAATTTCATCTCGATAGCTGTCCAGTGATCGAAGAAATACTCGATAGCAGCAGGGTCTTTGTAAGGGACTATGATGTTACCTTTGTGGAATGCATCAATAAGTTTGTCCATCGAGAAGGTACGGTCTACCTGTAGAGTTGAATTATTGAAACCTTTGTATTCACGCTTACGAGGATCGTTTGCATAGGTTACATATCTACAAGAGATTGCCATGCGGCCGTACATCTCATATAGTTTTTGCGACTCGTAAGAACCGTACCCGATATCCCCGACGATTTTCTCTACGTTGAACTTGCTCTGTAGGTTTGCTATGTGGTGAAGCAGCTGGTCGTGTACGTTGAGTGCGTCTTCGGAGCGGTCAGGCTGCCAGCTCTCTGCGTAGTCGATAACTAACTTGCCGTTCTCGGGGTGACCGATAAAGATAATTGTTTTAGATTTACCACCAGAACCGTAATCGACTCCTAGCACAGTTGGCACTTGCGAGTGTTTCTTAAGAGATCTAGTCTTATCAGTACAAGCGAGGACGTCCTCTAGGGTTAATGGCTGTTCATCCCCTGAGTAGAACTCTCCTAGTACCTCATTGTTAAACGTCATAGCGTCCATCGTTTGGTAATCTCGCCATATTTGGTTAGCACTAATCCAAGTCATATTGAGCTGGTTAAATAGGTATCCCGAGTACATCTTGTTTTCTGGTCTAGTAGCTATCCATCTCCCGTGAGAACGGTCAAGTTCCTGCTGGCAGTGTGTACACCCAAAGTAGCGACGCTCGTTGTCTTCTCCTTCGTTTTGAATCATGATATTCTTCATAGACATAATATCTTCGTTGCCGCAGCTATCGCAGGTTACATGCCATTTCTTCTGGTCAGACTGTCCCCACAGGACTCGGTCGTAGTAGCTTCCCTTCTGCTTAGGTGTACCTGTGAAGTAACACTTACCGTTTAACTCGGTAACAGGATCTTTCATCTCACTATGCGAGACAGACTTCTCGATAGACTCGATAGCAGTCTGCGTAATATCTTGCACCTCGTCGAAGACTACCATGTCTCCGGCGATTCCTCGCAGGGCATCCCCATCAGCCCACGCACTCCCGAAGTAGTACTGCGAGGAATTAGCCAGTCCAATAGCTGTCTTGGCATCCCTCTTCTTGTCTACCATCCCCTCGAGGACGGCTCCTTTGGATTCCCTAATAGCTTTGCGGAATCGGTCATTGACGAAACGAGTAGTTTGTTCCTGACGAGGCGCTGTGTAGGTGATCGTTGTGTGCTTCCTCTGGTATCCGTGATAGATAAGCAAGCGTGTACCCGTCTCAGATTTCTCTACCTGACGACCTGCTACGATTACCACTCGAGGGTGCGGGTCTCGGTAGGGGTCGAATAGGTGCTCTCGGTGGGCGAAGCTAAAGGGCTTCCCCTTGACAGTACCAGTCTTCTCGGTAAACACGATAGGGTCTTTCATTCGTTCTTTAAGTTCTTGTATTTGCGACTCAGTAGGTTGATTCTGCATTTGGCTGCCTCCTAGATAATTTATTGGTTGACTTTTGGATATGACTCAGGTATGATTTAGCTAAGAAGAAAAAACGAAGGGGAATAACTAATGAATAAAACTTACATAGTAAAACTAGACAAAGATTGCCAACGAGTAGATGGTACTCCTACGAAAGCAGTTAAGGTTAGCAAGGAGTTAGACGATAAAGGAAATGTATTATGGTTTACTGAAATGGATTCTATGGAAGCTTTCTTTGCTATAAGCGAGGAAGGATTATACTGTGAGTTATCTCATTTTGATTCACACAGAATAACTATCTATGACAAGAAAAGAAAGAAACTAAAAGTAACTAAGGGGGCTATATCTAATGATTGAGTTCTTTATGAATAAGTGGGTAGCTGGCTCGATAGCTTTTCTAGTAGTTGCACTAGGGAGCTGGCTGTTTATATGGAGTGACCTAGGGAGGAAATAATTTCACGTACTATACTGAGGAGGGAAAACTATGAAGATATACATTAAAGGAATAGAAAACTTACCAAAGGACTACACAGAATCTTGGAAAAGAGATGACGAAGGAGATTATATAGAAATCAATGAGAGACAGTTGGTAACCATTCTTTTAGGGATCAACAAGCTCAGTGGATCACCTGTAGTGTTCGACCACAACGATAAAGGATATTTAGAGATAACGGTTTCTAAAGAGGAGTAACCCCTAGAGAGGTTGCTCTTTTTTTTACCTATACAGTCAGGTAAGTGAAATTATAGATACTATAGAGCTAGCCACCTCAACAGGTTGTCGTACTAGCGTACTCCAGTAGAATTTCCTTAATAGGAGAAAACTTTTTAGAAAATTTCTGATTAGGTATTCTCACAGGTAAGGGACGAGAGAGAGGAAAGCTAGGGAGGTATGGCTAGAGGGGTTAGTCTGGGGAGGTTAGCCTAGGGGGGTTGGCTACCTCGTTAAATTTCTTAAAGTATTCTACCTCGTCAAAATATATTTCGTACCGACATATGCACCCACCCCTGCCTTTGTGATTCCCGAGCAGCCTACCACCCCGCCGGCCACCGAGGAGGCTTCCCTGCTCAGCAGTACCCCTCAGAGCCACGAGGTTTCCTTCTCAGCGATTCTAATTAGTTGTTGACACCTTTGGTATGACTCAGGTATGATTATCCTCAGAGAGAGACACAGAGTCTCACAACTGAATAGGAGCTGATGAGTAATGAGAACAACACTAACACTATTGGTGATTATACTGATGTGGGTAATCATGGGAGCAACGTACTATGGCTACCTCAGTAGTAATACAATGGCAATCACTGAGGCAGGACTGATAGGGGTGATCTGGATAGGTAACTTGATAGGCAAAATGATGGAGGAGGGCTACTGAGCTACTCCTCTTTTGTTTGTCTGCGAGTGAATAGGATAGTGCATAAACGAGGAGGGAATCCCTGTAGTTACGCTATCGAGGTGAATGCTTATGCGGTCTCTATGCATACTGCTAACGAGGGGTAGTTATGCAGGAGTCTGTCTCACAGGGAATGAGCCTTAGAGCCACAAGGGATTGAGGGCTATTGAGGTGCGGTCTCTTAGTTTACATAATCAATGTTATGGGTAGTAATCTCCTCGGTTACAACGGATTAGGTGTACCTATGAGGTGGCTATCTCAGGTGTACTAATCTGTTACATTCACAGTACTGATACAGTATGGTACAGATGCTACCACGGAGAGGGGTGGGTAATCCACTCAGCTAACTCTCTAGTAACCCCTCTAACCTACCTCTCAGCGTCCTATCCACGAGACTAACCTACTAGGTCTACCTCTCAGCAAACCCTATGATATAGGCTTCTCGAGTCTCTCCTCAGTAGCTCACCTTCTCAGCTGCTACCTCTCAGTTTCCCTACCCATGAGACAACCTTCTCAGTTCTACCTATGAGCTAGCCTTCTCAGTTTCGTCTTGTAAGATTTCACGTAGGTTACTCGCTCGTTAACGAGCAGGATTGTACCTTCTCAGGTCAACTAATTGGCTACCTCTCTATTAGACCTTTGAATTGATTACGATCTAAATGAGAAAGACAAATAAGGCAACACTCAAGGATCACCGTCGGTTCCCCGACAGATATACTCTAAGCATTACCAACTAGATATATTATACCACATTTACCACTATTTGTCCATGTTGTCAATAGCGATTTAACCTAAGTGTAACACAGTGTCAAACACACTTTACATCTGCCTCCTTGTTTGTTACAAGTATTACAACACAAAGAAGTCCTACCTCAGCAGGACTCTCTCGCTTGCATATACTTATGAACTTCCTCACAGACTCCTTGCCAAATGCCGTGTTGGTCCCATCCCCAGTAGGTTCCCTCCCAGCGAAGGTCTCTAGGTATCGACTCAAAGAGACAGCGCATCTCCTTAGCATTTAACTCTACACAGTATCCATCTTTGGTGATATCGTTGACCACCTCATCAAACATCCTCATTAGATTTCCCTCCCTAGATCTTGCTCTTTAGATACCCCACAAAGGGGATGACCACGAGGCCGACTAAACAGATTACCTCAAGTATCTTCATGTTAGTTGCCTGCCTTTCTGCTTAGGTTATCCAACTGAGCTAGCACCTTATTAATCTTGATGGCTTGCTCTGTAGCTGCTTCCTCTAAAGATACTTCTTTCTTGCTGCGTTCTTCCTCTAGATCCATTACCACCATTGTGATTGCCATAAAGATTACTCCTATAACTGCTAAAATGATTGTACTCATTAGTGTTTCCTCCTCAGGGTTTCTTTGTTGAGGTAATCATACCATGGTCATACCTGAGGAGTCAACACTTTGCTGAAAGTTTTTTTCTCGAGGGGGTTAGAGATCGAACAGCATATTGAGATTAACGTCTTTCTGGTTATCCTTGTGAGACGTACTCACTTGGAATTTACGATCCATCCCGAGAGCTTGTGCAAACTTGAGGAACTTGGAGTCGTAATCGTTATAGCTGTTGCTCTCGTCGATGATCTCTCCTGCCTCAGCTATCTCCTTGCGTTCATTCAAAATAAGGTTCATGATGGCCCTGTGTAGAATAATAATATTCATCGGGTCTAAGTCTAGTTCGTCTATATAGTGGTTCATGAGACCGGCGTACAAGGCTTGCTCTTCAGTTGTCATCGTGAATTTACTGTTGAGACCGTGCACTAGAGCTGCCTTAGGGTTCAGATTAGCGATCGCTCTCTGTCTACCTTCCTCAGAGGTAGGCCCTGTAGAGTATCCACCGTGAGCAGCACAACGGTTGCTACCCTCTACAGGTTCATTCGAACAGATCTTTCCGGTATCTTTGCGGACAGCTCCGCAGATAATCGTTACCTTCTTGAGTTCATTCTTTATATGAGCAGTTACCTTGTTCTTCCTCGCAGTATCGTACTGCATACCATTGATCTCCTCTACAGTCTTCTTAGCATCGCTGCGGATCTTACTAATCAGTCTCTTCTCTGCGTCTGTCTTGTTTCCTAGGCTGCCTCCATCGTACTTACTCATTAGTTTCTGCCTCCTTAATAGTAAACTCTTCCCAAACGATATCGTCATACCAATCTAATCCATAAGTTAGTGCGCTCTCTAGTTCACTAGCTGTAACTTCACCTTCAAAGGTAATCGTAAAAGTTTTACTCATCGTATCTGCCTCCTTAGTATCCATCTGTTTAGTTTATCTAGCTGGTTATCTCTCCAGATAATCCACTTGACGTACACGTATAGGTCAGGTCTCATCATCCTCTCACCTTCCAGATTTCTGTGACGTTACCTTTGTCGGTAGCCTTATAAGTGATTCTGTTTCTGTCGTACTCGTAGAGTTTCTCTGTAGTCCACTCCTTGCAGCTATGACAGATTAACGAGATAGCTATCTCTCCTATTACATGTAACTCTGTAGACTCTTGGAGTTGACCAACAGGGGTACCACAGTGGGTGCATTTAATCATTTTGTCTCCTCCTTAGTTCCTCCTGGGCTATGCCTAGGTAGGTAAATAGTAAAGCTGGCTCATTGAGTATCAGCTCACGTTCTTCTTTCTCGTATAGGAAAAACCCGTAGGTAGATCCTTGGTATTTTCTGAATAGGTTGCACCTCTTGAGGGAGCGCTTGTCCATGAAGCCTTTGCATTCGATAAAGGTGTTGTACTCGGGGAGATAGTAATCTGGTAAGTAGGATTCTTTGTGGTCTTTGTAGAAGAAACGGGTGGGTTCATACTCGTAGGTTATACCTAGTGAGGTGAGAAGCTCTGCCAACTCGATTTCCCACGTTGAGCGGAACATCATAGCTTCCTTCTCACTATAGAATCTAAGACCATTCTTGTAGGCTTTCTTCTTAGGTTTATCTTTAGGGGATTGTCTATCGAGGTGAATCTTTATGAGGGACATACTAATTAGTCAACTCCTTAGGCTGCCTCTAGTAGGCTATTTATTTCAAGATCTTAAACAATAACTATATGAGCTGGCGCTCTATCGGGGAACTATCAGGTGACTATCTTACTAGCTAACTATCGAGTATCTATCTGGCTAACTATCAACTGGCGAGAAGTATCTCTAATAGATAGTACCGCTCCCGCGCTAACTTACTTTTAGTAAAAACTGATAGTGGTGCGGTCTAGGGGTGATTGTTTCTAATATTACACTTTTGTTACAAATAAAAAAGCCCTACCAGAGGCAGGACTCACTAGGTTACTCTATAGAGAGAGTCTTAGTCGTTCCTCCTCTTTAGTCAACCAATTGATTTTCTCATAAAGATTAGCTACGTAGCTTTCTTGATTGTCATGATTTTCTGCTAGATCTATCTCTCCCCATATGCTGTTAATCTCTTCGGAGATTGACTCGATTTGCTTAACGGTTTCTCTCTTGTTCATGCATTTTCACCTCCTTAGATTAAGGCTACTAGGGTAATATTGTGAAGTCAACATAAAAAAAAGCCCTACTTATGAGTAGGACTCTTGAAAGCTTCGAACCAGTTTATAGCTGACTCGATTACAACTCTTATACTTAAAACTACACAGGCACCTAGTAAGATATACAGTGTGATAGGGTCAACCTCCTCGCCAGCGATCAACAGTCCAATCATACTACAGAAATGATACATAGCTAGAAGTCCTACTATAATCATCAACGTACTCCTAAAAGCCTTCCACACGACAGCCACCACCTCAAGGTTAGTTACTGCTATTGTACGCATTATAAGTCTCCTTGTCCATCTCTCTGAAGATACGCTTTCCGTCTTCCATGTCTCGTTGGATTAATCTCTTAATGTATGTACTGAAGTATTGTTGAGCTGCTGCATAGTGAAACATTTCGTACTCCATAGGATCCGCCACATTAAACGCTACTGATTTTACCTTTTTCATTTTAAATTCCTCCTCAGGGTTATGTTAATATTTGATTACTTTTGGTTATTTTTGGTTGATTACTTCCTTGGTTATATATTACTACAGTCATATTTTAGAGTCAACAACTTTCAGAAAAAAAAGCTCAAAAAAAATAGAACCACCTGCTAGGGGTGATCCTTTCGAGATTTCTCTGTATAGTCTTTAACCTCGTTTAGGACAAACAAAGCTAGCATCATCAAGGGGAACAGTATTATGATCCCTCCGAAGTGCTCGATGAATAGCATCAATATAGCGCCGGTTATTAGCGTGAAGATTAGTACGAGCCATGTGATAATAAATTGCCCTAGCAGTTTTCTCATTAGTTTTCCTCCTCAGGGTGCAAATATCTATACTCTATAATATTACCATAGTCATACCGAGAAAGCAAGAGTTTTCTACCTGAGGAGGTTGAGAAAGTCATTAAGGGTGTATACCTAAAAAGTCGGCTATTGGGATGCCTATCAGCAAACATGCTATGACAAAAACTAAACCTGCTACAATATACAGAGTCCATTCGAAAGCTAAAATAACGTATATGACTCCTGCAATAATTGCACCTATTAAGAATGCTATCAAGTAAGCAAATAAACCCATTTAGTTCTCCTCCTTAGTTTTCCTGTGTTGGTATAACCTGAGCAATAATTCTAGTCGTGCGATCTGTGCGGGGATGCTCATTTGTTCCATCTCCTCTTGTGTAATTCAATCTCATAGTATTCTCTCACTAGCTTTCTCATACGATCCTCTGACCAGCAGTTGTACAGGCATTCACTCTTTAGCTTACTCCTAATATCACGTCCTGCGAGTTGTCTGCGAGCTAACTCACGAGAAACTTTATGGATAGAACGAACCATGAGATCGCCTCCTATTTGATTTTTCTAGCGTACGTTCCGGCTATACCCCAGTAGTTACGAACCTTCTTGTCATCTTCGTAGTGTATTCTAAGCCACATGAAAGACTTGTCTAACTTGTCACTCCATACGTATCTCATAGAATCCTCAATAGTTAAGCACCAAGTAGACTCCATCACGGAATTAATCTTTCGTAATTGTCTGTTTCGTGTATATCTCATCAGTCATCCTCCTTAGTTTGAAATCACAATCAGCCAACTGTATATATACATTACTGCAAAGCCAAACCCTAGGCAGGTTAAAACTTTAAGGGATCCTCTAGCGTTCATTTATTGCCACCTCCATAGTTTCCGATGTAGTCCCAAAATCTGTTGTCATCGTGTTTTATCATTACGTGATTATCATCTATGTTTACTGTACAGCCTTTTCCTTCGAAGACAGCTCTATAGCCTGCTCGTCCTTGCTTGTCTACCCCTAGAGGTAGGATGTATGTGAAGCCTAAACTCTCGAGTGCTGCTGTGTCGTGGTTAACTGTGTTGATGTTATTCTCGTAGGGTTCTAACTCAAAGATTGAAAGTTGAGATTCCATATTTATTCCTCCTCGATAAACTTAATAAGCGTCTCATTTATATCATTTACTATCTCGGTTTCTATTGAATTAACGTCCATAGTAGGGTTACACGAGGTAGATATCTCTAGTGCTATCGCTTCCTCTACAGTTAACTCCAAATGTAACCTGCGTGAGGTTGTTGCCTTCATCAGCTTCTACCTCCTATAGATTCGTACTGTACTCGCAAGTCATTCCTAACGAGCTTCTCCTTGCGGCTGTGCATGATAGCCAGTCTACCAACGTATAAGCTGGCAAGCGCTCCCTCTATAGATAAACCTCGGCGTTTTAACTCATAGGCGTAAGCTTTAACTCTACTTGAATACATTAGTTTCTCCTCCTTAGTAATACTCCAGTCATATTTCTATCTATGTTAAATCCACCTGATCCTCAACGAACGAGATAGGTGTTAGCTGGTGAGGTTTAGCTGTAAGTCCTTCTCGTTTGTTTACCTTGTGTAGTCTAACCTCTTGATCATTCACATTAGATACTACTACAGCCATCTCCCCTAGAGATTCTACGTAGACAATGTCATCTGGCTTAAACTCATCCAGTTTACGCCCTACCCCCGAGAACGCTAGCTCGCGTTTGTACTCGGTGACTTGCTCGGGGGATAAGATCTCCCAGGTAACGTTTGGAGAGTCTGAGTAGAAAAACGTAGCACTTTCAGGGTAACTCCAATAAGCATACATTTTGGTTCCTTCTAGATATTCTATTTGTGCAACCTTTACGTCATTCTTGCAAGTTACTCTCACCCAGTCGCCAACTTGAGGTGTGACTACCTCGGTGAACTTAACGTTATATACATCAGTGAACGATGTGTCTATTTTGCAAAACTTTCCGTTAATGTAGAATTGTAGTTGTCCATCATTAAATCTATATTCACCTTTAGTATCCTGTCTCTTAAGTACCTTACCCTCCAGTAATGCCTCGATAGTCTCCTTGCCAGTATAAACCTTTAACTCATCTACTTTACTCATTAGCTATTCCTCCTCGGTTAAGTTGTTAAGTAAATCATACCAGAGTCATACTTTAGAGTCAACACTTTTGAGTAAATAAAAAAAAGAACTTCCCTGAGTAGGAAAGTCCCTTATAGATCACCATTGCGTTGCTTAAATCTTGCGAGGTCTTCGATGCTAAGAGGTTTATTTCCTCCTCCTTCGATGTCTCTCTGTATTAATCTTTTTATATATGTTGAGAAATACTTGCCATGCTCTAGGGCATGATGATATTGTTTGAACTCCATAGGATCATCTAAGTTGAATGCCACTGATTTTACCTTCTTCATATTGTCTCCTCCTAATTAATCACACCTCAGTTATATCTTCCCATATAGCTGAAGGTCGTAGTCTGACTGGAAATACCCTTTTTGAGAATACTACAGTATTATTATCTGTTATTATTGCTTGCAAGTCAACATAAGAGTTTAGGGAATCTTAGGGAATACTGTTGAGGACAAAAAAAAGAGTCAGCTGCGGAGGCTAACTCTGAGGAGATTGGTCTATTGAGTTTTCTATCTCTAGCTTCTTTTCTTTTCCAATTCGAATTGCGTCTTGGATAGTGAGTAAGTTAGAACTACCAATCATCTTTCGTTTACCTTTGAAGTAAAGCCTGTAGCTCGGGAACTTTTTGTATCCTCCATTCTTGCCTATCTTTTTGTACTCCAATCGTATCACCCCACCATCAGGGTATTTGTATACAGATTGTGACTTCTCATGTTCAGCTCTCATTAGTTCCCCTCCTAGCTTTAACCATTAAGATAGCCTTCTCGTGGTTCTCTGTAAAAATTTCCTGTGTAGTCTTTCCGTGAGTACCTTTAACGTGTCTCGCAAAGTTACCATGAGACTTCCATTCTCCGCAGATCGTACAAGGGAGCTCTCCATCTACTTGGTATTGTGTAGTTGTGAACCTGCCAGTGTTACTACGTGGTGACGACTTAGTGGTTTTCTTACCTGGTGAAGACGACTTCTTGGGTAGTTGTTCTTGAAGTTTATTTGACTCATCATCATGAAGATGTTGCTTGTAGGCATCACCTAACTCATTTCTGATCAGGATGTTAATTGCCTCAGCAATACCTAGTCCATAGTTTTCGCAATGCTTCTTAAAGCTTTTGTGTAAGCTCTTCGGTATCCTAACGGACGTTACTTCTGTAGGTTCTTTGTTAATAGTTCTAGCGTAGTTTTTTAGAATGTCCATAGCATTCACCTCTACTGCTAGTATACTACATGGAAATATCACTGTGTAATTATTTTATCGATAATCGAATTTAATCTTCGTATTTCCTCTTTGAGTTTTTCTATCTCATTTGACTCATTATTATCCCCAGAGACTTCGTGACTTATGAGAATATTAATTGATTCAGCCATACTCAAGTTGTACTTTTCACAGTGCTTCTTGAAGTTATTATGGACACTCTTCGGTATTCTGACAGACATAACCTCAGTGGTTTCTTTGTGATAGTTTTTAGCGAATTTTTGTAGGTAGCTCATATTAATAATCCCCTCTCATAATTTAAACAGCTGGTTTACGAGTACGCTGCTTCCTAGATACAAACATCTGAGTTTTCTCTCCGCGGTTCCTAATCCATTCCTCACAGTGATTAGCTGTCAAGGCTCTCTCCATATGCCACCCACGAGCTAGTCTCCTATCGATCATTTGTCTAGATATACCTCTAGAGTTAGCGATCTCCAGTTGTTCATCTGTGTAGGCTCTCTTACGAGGACGACCTCTCTTAGATGTAGGCTTGGTAGCTGCCTCCTCAGGTGGCATCCCTTTAGACACTCTCAGGTAGTATGTTGCTCTGCTGATTCCGTTCTCGATAGCTAATTCCACGAGGTCGGAAACCTCTGAAGGAGCGTTCCTCGGGGTAGGTGGCTCGGTGGTTGCTCTCTCGAGGTTCCAGTTGTACTGGTAGTAACGCTGATGGAGTAACTCTCGAGGGATGCCTACTTGAGCGGCAGCCTCGAAGTGTGATTCTAATAGGGGTGCTTGCATGGTTAATCCTCCTCGGTTATTTAAATCCTACACTCTCCATATCAACTAACCCAGTAGTATCTAATAAGAGTCCTCCTAACAAGAAACAAAGGAACCCGATAAATAGTGCTGAAAATAACGTAAGTATTAAATCTGACAAATTATCTACAAACAGTGAAGTAAACCATAAGAAAGCACATATAATAGTAATTAATCCAAAACCTGTTCCGGCTGCTAGTAAGATTAAAAAGAATGCATTCATTAGTTTTCCCCCTCAGTTAACTTATTGATTAACTCAATAATCTCTTGTTTGAATTCCTCCCGAGTACCATCATTCGAGATAGTGTACTCTACAGGAAAACTCTCGAGGTATTGCTCAGTTGGAGCACTCAAGATCTCCCACGAGACCGTCTCTCCGTTAGCAATCATGCGAGCTATACGTGTTTCCTCTGATGCGTATATTCTAACGGGGATGAATCCTGCTTGGTTAACTGCTGTGTCGTACTCGTTGGGTTGCCTCACGTCGGTTACTACGTAGGTGCGTTCTCTATCATGTGACTTGTCGAGTTGCTTTTCAAACCAAAGCTTGCTCATAGTAGGGCTAACAAACACATCAGGGTTCTCTTTTCGTTTGCGTTTCCCATAGAGCTGGTAGCCTAAAATGGGTTTAGGCTCACGAGGAATGTTAGGGTTCTCTAGGTGGAACATCTCCTTCATAGCATCTCCGTAGGCGAGCCTAACTACTTGGTATCCTAACTCCTCGAGAATACTAAACGCTTCGTCCTTGCCAGATCTCATCTTTGCAATAAACGCTATATCAGGTAGCTTTCTCATAGTCCTGCCTCCTCTTTACACTCTCTCATAATCTCCTTAGCTTCCTCTCTAGTAAACCCCGCAACGTATAATCCTCTTTGAGTTACTTCTAGTTGTCTCTTGAACTTGTACTCATCTAATTTTCTGTATTCCTTGATAGTCAACCTCACATGAACCTTGGCAGCTTCTTTGCTCGGTAGGTGGTGCTTGCGGTAGTTGTCTAGAACGCTCATTTGATTTCCTCCTCTATAGATACAATCTCAGCAATATCCTTTACCCTCACAGTCTGTTCCCAAGAGTAAAAGAAACTCTCGGGGTTCGACTGTGTAGTTACCTCTCGTTTGAAGTACTCTAGGGAGCTTTCGTTCTCGTGGGGTATTACTAGGGTATTACCACTATGCAGTAATACTCGGCAGAGAATCAAACCAGATCACCACTGTAGTGTGTTAGCTCATTGATTGATACTGGAAAGTGTTCTTTCATAAGCTCCCAAATAGCATGTGCATAAAGTTGGAATTCCTTTTGAGCATCGTGCTCTAGGCGTTGATTTAACAATGTAGCTACTCCTTGTAGTGAAGCTGACCAGTACCATCTCACATACAAACCGTATGCTGGTAGGAATAGTCTAGCTTGTTCAGCGCAAGTCCCAACTCTCATAGCTTCCTCGTACATCTCAAGTCCATTCATGTAAGTCTCTATTAGCTTATTTGTTAGATATTCACCGTCTTGATAGAAGATTGGTTCACCACTTCCTTGTTTGCTGTTCTCAGGAGCAGAACGCCACTCATCAGGTTGTACTACATAAAACTCAGGCTTCTCAGTGATATATCTACGAGAGGATTCGTTCCAAGCGGTGAAAGGGTCTCGTTTGTAATCCTCGTGGTCACTTCCTATAATGTATTTCCACCACTGGCGAGCAACCATTAGAGGTGCATAAGCTTCAAAGGTTACAAATGCATGACGGAAAGGACTAGTATGGCCATGCTTAGCGAGGAATCGAATAAGACGTTTATCCTTCTCGGTGAACTCATTGACTTTCTTGTCATAGGATACACGAGCAGAGTTAACTGCGGAGAGGTCATTTCCTGTGATAGCTTCCAATCTCACATAGCCTTTGTCTAATACGTCAACCTTTAGAGTATCTAATTGTTTACCATTAATGTTTGCCATAGTTTAAATCCCCCTAGTATAATCTTTCTTGAATTGCTAACAATTTCTCAGCTTGCTCTGTAGGTAACTCGAGAGCCAGTGCTATTAGTTCATTGTCTATTGCGTTAATGCCATTAAGTATCTCTTCTAATTCAATATCGTATCCGTCTCTCGGATCTGTTCTAGTTAGTAAATCATCTAGCTTTTCATATAGAGATGGAGGTTTATTCTCCATATAGTCATCCTTGCTAGCTACCTCCATTTGTTCTCGGTGGAAGTCGTCTCCGGTGCAATGAATACATGAGCATGATTCCATTAGTCATCCTCCTCTGGGTGGAAGCCACGCAACTCACCCTAGTATTTTCGGTGTATCTGGTTCTTCAAACCACTGAGTCAGAGTCTAGTCAGTAACCCAGTAGCTTGTCCCTCGTTCCGTTAAATAAATCATACCATGGTCATACCAAGAAGTAAACAACTATTTAGATTTATTTCTAATAATATCTATGAGATCGAGCAATAGAGTTGGTACTCCCGATAGCACAAGCACTCCTAGTAGGACAACAAGTATCTCACTCAGTGTCATTAGGGAACATCTCCACCTTCCCAGTACCACTGCATCCTCCGCAGCTATAACTCGTAAAGCTACCACTCATAGTGCCTGTACCGTTACAAGCCTTACAGTCTCGGATAAACTCGATAGTTCCCTCCTCAGGGATAACGCTCTTGAACTCGCTACACCCCTCGAGATCGGCTACCCAGCGTTCTCCTCCGAATTCCTGTTCAGCATACCCACAGCGGAACATCTGAGCGTCTTCTCCTCGGTGGAAAACTTTGCGGTCACCCTTAACGTGGACGCACCCTCTACAGTTACCCATTACATCGCCTCCATTAGTTTTCTAAGCTTCCTAACTACATCTCTCTTGTAGTGCCTAACTCTCCCCGGATGGACGCCTAACTCCTTAGCTACCTCTGGGGAGGGAAATCCTTTGATAATATAGAGGTCGGCTACTTTGCGTTGTATAGGAGTTAGCTCAGCAAGTGCTTTGTATAGATTTTTAGTCTCGATAGGTACCTCTTTATCTTCGAGGAATATCTCCTTCATTTCTTCCTCCATGTCGTAATTGTCATCGAGCTCTCTCTCGTTAAACTTAATGTCTACGAGGTCTTCATAGAAATACTTGAATACTCGTAAGTGTAGCTTTCCGACAATTAACCCCTGTAGTTCTCCTTGGGTGTGGTCGTACTCCAGTAATAATTCTAAGAAGTGATAAATAATCTCTTGGAATAAATCTTCCTTGTCCTCCTTAGTAGTAAGCATTGTGATATCTATCTTGCATTTTACTCCTCCACGGTTCTTGCAACGAGTAGGAAATCTGTAGATATAACTAAGTTTGTCTAAATAGCGATAGATCAATTGGATTGCTGCCTCGTTAGATCCTTGCTGGTAGGCTAAACACAATTGCTTGTCTACCTCGGGGTCACGCTGGATAGGTTCTTGCTTTCTTCCTAGTTCCTGCTGGATGAGTTGAGCTTCTAGTTTGGGTAATGTGATAGGTTTAGCCATTCTGTTTAGCCTCCTTAGCTTTCTTTCGTAGTTTGCGAGCTTCCTTGAGTTTGTCGCACTCTATCCAGCCGCCGTCTATTTTGCTATAGTTCACAAGTTTTAACTCGAGAGGGAACATCGAGCAGTAGAGCTTACGTTTAATCTTAAAGTCACTCGTCATTAACCCTTTCGTGTCAACTACTACAGGTTGTTTGTCTCCTGCGTAGTAAACTAAGAAGTCCGCCACATATTTGATTGGATAGTGATAGACTCCATAGTTATCTGTGAATCCGGCTAGGAGGGTGAAACTCGGCTGCAGTTCGAACCGAGTAACAACCCCTTGAGATTGTAACTCCTTGAGGTGCAAATAGTACTTACTCTCTAGGGCACTTGCGAACTTGATACCGTCTATCTCTGTTTTCTTTGCGTTATACTTCGAGTTACGTTGGTTTCTCATTAGTTTGCCTCCTCGGTATTACTCTGGTCATACCAAAATCTATACAGCACCCCATCCGGTTCCGTCTCCGAAGGGTTTACATGTTTCTCGGTGGAAGCACATCTTACAGCCGAACTTGTCAGCCCTCTTAGCAAAGTTGTTGTGTTTGTAAGCTAATGAGATAGCCTCCACAGTTTCTTTCACTTGAGCCATCTTCTCAGGTACAAAGAATCTTGCCTTAGGAGATCGTTGTCCTTTGTAGTCATACTCGTAGAGACCATCATCATCTATGAGTACGGCTGTCTGGAACTTGTTAATTACTGGGTGGTAATAGCGCAAGAATGCTGGATAGTAATCGTACTCCTCGTAGATAGCCTGTGCGTAGATCGCTAACTGGAAATCCTCGTTGAGGAATTGTTTGCTCTTGGGGTTGCTGCCTGATTTGTAATCCGTCACGACCCACTCCCAAGGTTTGTCTATCTCTCCATCTATTCTGTCAATGAAACCTAGGCAGGGTGGTGTACCCTCGATGAGTACCTGCTTGAATTTCTTTTCTACGAAGAGTGGCTTACTAGAGTGATATTCTGCTAGGTAGTTCTCGATAGCCGTTATACCTTTCTTGTACATCTCGATGTATTGTTCTTTGGAGTCAAAATACTTCTTAGGTACCTTCTCATTGTCAAAGTACAACTGATTGAACAACTTCATATAGTGTCCTTTTTCGACTTTCTTCTCCTTAGATAAATACTTACCTTGATACTCAAATATTGTATGGAGCTGGCTCCCTAAGCTTGTGAACCTATTTCCTTTTCTTTGCTTTAACACATATGTTGAGTACCACGTATAAGGACAGTCTAGAAAACTACTTAGTTGTGAATAAGAGTAATGCTTTAATGGATAGTTCATTTAGTTTACCTCCGCGTAAGTATTTAAAAGGCTTGCTATTTCTTTAGCTTCCTCTTTAGATAAATCTATATCTATAAAACTTACTACCTCGTTTGTATCATTTTCGATATCCACAACGATAACGTGACCTTTGTCACTAACGTTGAGTTTATACGTATGCCCACGAGAAGGTTTTGAGATTTTTTTATACTTCATTATTATACCTCCAGAGTCTTAATCTTATTTGCTAGCAAGCTCTCGTTTTGTTTCTTTCCGTCAATCATTATTACCGAGTCAACCTTCAGCAGGTGTTCATACTTAGCATACGTACTCGAGAATACTACTACCTCTCGTTGTCCTTGGTAGGTGTCTAGCGAGACGAAAGCCATGCGGTTGCCTTTTTTGTCGTTAAAGGCTTTCACCTTAGTGACAATTCCGCCTACTAGAGCTTTACCTCCTTCGCTAAATTCTTGCCAGTTACGGAAGTGATATTTCTGTAGAGGATGTGCTGAGATGTACACGCCTAGTAAGTCTTTCTCAAAGTTAGCCTTAGTAGTTTCTCCCCACTCAGGTACTACCCTTTCAATCTCTTTAGCTATACTGTTAGGTGATTCACCTTTTACTTTTAAATACTCTGTGAAGATGCTAAATCTGTGCTTCTCAGGGTATAAGCTATCAAAGGCTCCTGCGAAGATTAACCCTTTCATGACTTTAGCGTTCACCGATCTCTTAGGGACACGAGATAGGATGTCTTCTAGGGAGGTGAAAGGCTTCTTAGCTCGCTCCTCTAGGATTACCTGTACAGCTTTATCTCCTACTCCGTTTATTACTGAGAGAGGGAAGGTAATCTTGTTGTCGTGAGCTGTAAAGATTAACTCTGACTTGTTAATGTCTGGTGGGTTAAACTCGAAGCCATTAGCCTTTATGTCTGCTAACCCCTGAGCTATTGTTTCCTTGTCAGACATCTTCGTACTCATAATGGCTGCTATCCAATTGGCTGGGTAGTAAACCTCTAACCAAGCTGTCATATAGGTAATCATCGAGTAGGCTACTGCGTGAGACTTATTGAATCCGTAACCTGAGTAGGCAATGATTCTGTCCCATAAGTCATTCATGCTTTGTTGGTTCTTTGTAGATGTATAACCGTTAAAGAAGCAGTCACTCACGAATTGATCCCTCATAGCTTCTAACTCCTCAACAGATTTCTTTCTCAAGGAGTCACCTTTCCCGAGTGTCCATCCAGCAAAGACATTTACGAGCTTCATGACGTGTTCTTGGAAGGCTATAATACCTTTAGTCTCTCCTGTGACTTGAACCTCGTCAGGGTGGCTGTAAACCTCCTCAGACAGTCCATTACGAATATCTATCCACCTCTGAGTATCTCCTGAGTTTAACGCAGCAGGACGACCTAACGAGGTGATTGCTACAATATCCTTAAACTCTGTAGGTGCAACTCGTTGACAAAGCCCGCTCATCATAGATGAGCCAAACTGGAACATATTCTGAGTTTTACCTGTAGAGATAAGCTCATACACTTTAGGATCCTTAGGAGAGCGCATAATCTCGTTGGCATCAATCTTGACTCCGTGTTCTGCCTCGATAGACTTAACTGCTAGGCCTATCATTCTCAGAGTCTTTAATCCTAGGAAGTCGAATTTTACGCCTCCGAGTTCTTCTAGGTCGTCTTTATCCCACTGGCTTACTACCGTGTCTTTATCGTTGTGATCTGGTAGGTATGTTGGGAAGTAATCTGCGATAGGTTCACTCGCTATGAGGACTCCTCCAGCGTGTTTGCCTAGTTTATCAATTACTCCTTCGAATTTACTAGCGAGCCAGCTGATCTCCTGAGCTGACACGAATGTACCTTTGTTATCTTTCTGCTCGAACTTCTCTGTAGACTTATCCATGAAGTGTACTAAGTCAGGATTCAACGAGCGAGCCTTCTCAATAGTCATATTAGGTGAGTTATCGACTAACTCGGTGATTCTCTTAGCTTCCTTGAAAGGAATGTCATAGACCATGCAGGCGTTTTTGAAAGCTAACCTGGCAGTCATTCTGCCATAATTCGCTACCTGGCTCACTTTGTCTGTACCGTATTTTTCTCTCAGATGATTGATAAGTTCATATCTACGTAGATCCTCTACATCTGTGTCGATGTCTAATCGACTCCCAGCTTTCACTGGGGTCAGACTATATCACCTACTCAATTGAGTAGTCCAACCGCTTCCCTTGTGTGCTTATCTCACAAGGTACTCCCCAAAGGGATAGTCGTTACACCTTCTTAATCTCATAGTCTCCTGCTTTTCTGTATTTTGTCATTGAGCTATAACTACCTCCTGTAATACTGGAGTAATATCTACTAGCCTGCTCAATCGAGTCACATTCTTTTATGACTTCTCCTTTGTAAAGCAACTGACATCTTCTAAAGTTTCTTACTTGACTAGTTCTAGCAAAACACTTAGCCATGTTCTCCTCTTTTGTTAGCCACTGAAGATTAGATACTCTGTTGTCATCTCTAATGTCATTTACGTGGTCAACTTCCATATCCTCTCTATCTCCGTAATAAGCTATAGCTACTATGTTATGAACCATTGTGTATTTCTTTCCATTAACTCTGATGCCAACCGTAGCATATCCGCCATTGTTTTTGCCTTGAGATAGGAATTTCTTTGAGAAGTCACTCCATATTTGACCATCTTCAGTAACATAATAATAAGAGTCTAGAAACTGTTTCATTTTATCTCCTCCTTAGAGGAGGCTATGAGAGTAAGCTTGGCACGGGATTAGCATACCTTAATGGCTCTAGCCTTCCCCGTTAGCAGGCACTTTTAAGCCCACACCCCTGAGCAGGGTTCAATTGGAATGCCCGACACCTTCAGGCATTTTGTTTCGAGTTATATCTAAGAATCGTTCAAAGTAGAGTCCATACTCTAAAGGGTCTACCTCGGTTATATCCAAACAGTAAGCAACTATAGAGCTGGCTCCTGAGCCTCTACCTGGTGCAAAAATGATACCTTGCTCTTTACCCCATTTAATAGCTGCTGATTCAACTAAGAAGTAATCTACATAGCCTTTCTCTTTGATTACGCTTAGTTCAAACTTAATTCGATCTACTACCTCCTGGGTTACTGGCTTGTACTTCCGCAGCATACCTTCTTTCACGAGTTGACCAATGTAGGCATTCTTATCAGTCACCCCTTGAGGTAGCGGAAACTCCGGCAGTAAATCCTTTTCCTTCTTGAGGTCGAAGTCGACTCTATCTAGTATGACTCCAGTATTATTTATAGCTGTGACGATTGTCTCACGGTCAAACCCCTGAGATACAAACTCCTCTAGTATTAACTCCCCGGGTTTCATCCAATAGTGTTCCTCACCGGGGTACGCTGGTTCGTTAGGGTGTTTCATCTTCTTGTTCCAACCTAGGCATAATACCCCTTGGTGTGCTAGGTAGTCTTCCTGTTTGGCATAGTGAACATCTCCAGTGGCTACTAGAGGAATATTAAACTTAGCAGATAGATTCACCAAAGCTCTATTTACAATCTGTTGCTCTCCTATAGGAGTTGGCTGTATTTCTAAGTAGAATCTATCTCCAAAGATATTCTTATATTTTGCTAGTAACTCTACAGGGCTTTTATCTTTGTTGATAATCGCCTTTGGTATTACCCCTGATAGGCAACTACTCGTAGCGATAATCCCCTTAGAGTATTTCTCCATCATAGCCCAGTCAAAGCGAGGATGGTTATGGAAGTTGTGAAATGCCTCGGAGGATAATCTCATGAGGTTCTTCCAGCCCGTATCGTTGATAGCTATCAGTACTTGATGGTAGTTCGTTTTGCTATCAGGGTCGTTTACGTCCTCTGTAAGATATCCCTCCATAGCTGCTACCGCTTTGATACCTTGCTTGCGACACTCTCTGTATAACTCAGGGATAGAGTGCAAAACCCCATGGTCGCTGATAGCTATACCTCGTTGACCTAACCGTTTAGCTTCTGCCACGAGATCGTCTACTCTAGAGAGAGCATCTCGCTTGCTGGCACAACTGTGAGTATGAAGCTGATTGAAGTCTAACTTGACTGTAAGTTCTTCTGTCACGTTTATTCCCCCTTGTTTAACTCTTAAGTAAATCATACCACAGTCATACCGAGATAGCAACCTTTTAGGCAAAAAAAAAGAAGACTAATTAGCCTCCTCTCTGCGGTTTGTTTTATTAAGTTATTACCTAGGTCATACCGATTAGTTTAAAAGATACTGACCTATATCGACTATCCAGTTTTCATCATCCAACATAGTTACTCTGTGCTCGATCTCCTCGTGAGACAGTAACTCTACAATCTGATCCTTAATATCATCCTCAATGACTGCGTTCTCGTAGGTTACTAGGTATTGTACCTGTGCAGCAATTCTACTTAGTCTACTCATCAGCTTCTTCCCCCTTACAATACTCGCATAAGAACCTGCCGTTGTCCTTATCACAATAACAATTCGATTTAATCTCCTTAGCATATCCTCTCAAGAATTGTAACTGGTGGTACCCCATCACAGCTTGTTTTCCGTTGATTAACACGACAGATACCTTGTGAGCTGGTACATCCTCGATTATTTCGATAGTTAACTCCTGGGTAGTGAATTTCTCCATTAGTTACCCTCCTTATGGAGTTCTATAAATTTACCAGTATGTTTTATTTTCCTTAGTGACTCCACATTATTTTTTCCATATGCGATTAGCACGGAAGGTGCTCCGCCGTTCCCTTTCGGTTTAGTCCCATCTACGTTATAGAAAGTTATTCTTCCTTTTACAAAAAGAACTGCATCTGCTTTATCCCATACATGAGAGAAAAACATTTTAGTTTCTGTTCTAGCAAATATTAGTGCTATTCCGTTTCCGTGCTCAGAAAGTTTTCCCATCCACTTTTCAGTTTCTTTTCCGTATGGCGGGTTCATCCATACTCTACCGTTCCATCCTTTAGATAAGCCATCATCTAAAATAGTATAATATGTTTTAGCTGTCTCCCATGGTCTATTGATTGGCGAACAAGGGTCTAAATCAAAATCACCTAGTGAGCTAACTATCTCTGGTGGTGTTAACCACTCGTCTTTTTTCATAACTGCTGAATGATGTCCACCCATACCTAATCCCATCAGTTTTCCTCCTCAGCTTTCCTCGTAAAGTACTCTATAGCCTTCTCAATCTCCATGAGCTGGATCATATGTTGCCAGTTAGCTTTACTCGTGAGTTGGTGGTCTAGCATGAATTGTCTGCGAGCTTGTAAGCCTTCTAGCATTTCTCGGTAGGATAACATATTAGCTTGCCTCCTCGTTTAAATCTAGTAGGATAATAGCGTGCTCGAAAGCATTAATCTTACCTTGGTAATAATTCTTAGTAGCATTATCTACAGGTAAGCGTAGTTTCATTTCGTACTTGTTGATTAAGCTCTCTAGTCGTTGTCTCATTAGTCTTCCTCCTTAGTCTGTCCAATCTCCGATATCTCCGAACTCAGGCTCTTGTATCTGCATAGCTCCGTCTATTCCGTGGTGCCTCACGAGCTGGCTAAAGTGTTTCGTAAACCTCGGCATAGCAAAGTAGTTCATGTACCTGCGGATCGTTCTTTTGTGACAGCCTAGGTGTTCAGCTATCTGGGTAGTGCTTAATCCTTCGCAGTAATACAGAGCTGCTAAGATGTGTGGGTTCCTGTAAGAGAAAGAAAACTTGTCAGCTTCGTCTATGCGGTTATATTTGTTCTTAAATGTCTCTAAGATAATTACATCCTTCATGAGTTACCCTCCTCAGTTTTCGTATGGATTAGGTTCTTCTATATAGAATCCCTCGTTAGGTACATCGTTTACTCGGTGTTCAACCTCGATGAGTAACTGCTCTAGCTCGTCCTCTCTGATGTCATACTGTTCGATGATGGCTGAGAAAATCTCATCTGAGTCGTAACCTTCGTAGTGCATCTCCTCAGCTTTATCCTTGATAGCTTCGTGCTCGTGGTTGATATTCATCATGAGATGGTAGCCTCCTTAATGGTGCTGTGTAGGCTTCTAATCTCCTCTGTAAGCTCTTTTAAGTTAGAAGCCTTACTGTTGAGGGTTGCTTTGCGGACAAATCCTTTTAGAGCTTGTTCTACGTTGGGGTAATACCCTACATCCTTATA